CCCCCACCGGCACCTACACCCGCACCGGTAGAGGACACCCCGCTCAGGGTGAACCCGGTACCTGAGGAGCCGCGTGTCATGTTAGGGGAAGACAAACCAGCACCCAACATTAAGGGCACTGTGTTCGAGTTCACCCCAGAACAGGACGAGGGCATCAAATCCACCTTGAACAGGATGCGGCGGAGAGCAAACCCAGGGAACGAGAGCAGGTTCCAAGAACCGGAACAGTACCCTGATGATCCGCCGTTCTAGGATATAAAGCAACCAATAAATGGTTGTGAACACAAAACAATGACACAAATAGGTGAGGCAACCAACACGAGTAGGGATTGTCTCACCTATTTGTGTGTTAAACATGTAGACACAAAACATGGGGTAACAGGTATGGGTGAAGAACCAGAACAGAAGAAGAGTACGATACAGGCGACTCAAGAAAAAATTCAGAAAGCACAGCAAGCGGTACAAACCATGAACACGGGTGTGACCGCCACAAAAACCACGTTCTCTGTGCTCACGAACCCGTATGTGTTGGCTGCTATCGGGATTATTCTGTTGCTTGTGTTGATTCTGGTGGCTGTTATCCCACCGTTACAGACGATTGGGCGTAATGAGGCAGCTGACGGGTGCTACGGTATCGGGAATAATAAAGAAACCTCTGGTGGCTCGTCCGGGTTGAAACTGGATAAGGACGCGAAAGTAAACTCCCATAACGTTGGTGTTTATTTGACAACCACGAACTTTGGTGGCCCTTTCGGGAATAAACCGTTCACGAAAGAAATGGCTGCCGGTGTGATCGGTAACTTTGGGCAAGAATCCGGGTTCAACAGTGAACTAACCCAGTACGGTGCTGGGTTGAACAAGGACATGTCTAATGAAGACATTATTGCTCTTGGGTCTGGGAACAGTGGTAAAGCTATCGGGTTCGCCCAGTGGGATGGTGCGCGCCGCCAAAAACTAGCTGAGTTCGCTAAATCTAAGGGTGGGCACTGGTCTGATCTTGGTATCCAAATGGACTATCTTAAACATGAATTGGAAACCGGGGAAGGGGATAACCTGGTTGCTGGCGGGTTCACAGAACCAGGGAAAAGCGTAGACGATTTGACCCTGATTTTTATGGAACGTTTCGAGCGTGCCGGTCACCCCGCCATGGAGAATCGCTACAAGTTCGCGCAAGAGTTCATGAAAGATTTTCAAGGTGGCGGCACTAGTAACAGTGGTGGTGTTTCTGGGTCTTCCGCTAACTCTGGTAAAGGCGCATCTTGTCGTTCTGGTGGCGGTTCGAGTGCTGACATGTCTTCGGTGGTTGCTCTCGCTAAATCTATGGCGTGGGATAAGAATAAACCGGATGAGGTAGCGAAAGTACCTGTGTCCCCCTCTGACCCTGATGGTGTTCAGAACGCGAAGACTGAGTATAAGGATGCGAAGAAAAAAGCTGAAGAGAAAGGTGGGAAAGACCCGTTCTCTTATGGTGGTGACTCCCTTTACGCTTCGTGTGACAGGTTTGTTGCTACCGTATTAAAGAACACTGTTGACCCGCAGGTGCCTTGGGGTGCTACTGCTGAACAGCAAGCCTATTTTGAGAAGTCTTCTGATTGGCAGGAAATCCCGTCGAAAGCGAGTGAGCTTCAACCTGGGGATGTTATGGTAATTGGTGGTGGCATGGGGCATATTGTGCTTTTCATTGGTGACCATAATGGTGAACCGCATGTGGCGCAGGCTTCTAACCAGATGGAGGTTGGTAGTATCTACCCATATAAATGGTTCTTCAACGATGACATTGTTGATAAACTTGGGCGTGAATATAAGGTTTTCCGGTATGTTGGCCCTAACTCTGGTGCTTTGAAAGGCGGTACAGAAGACGTGAAGGGTGGTAAAAAGTAAATGAGTTTCCTAGAGAGGTTCAAAAAAACTGGTACTAACGATAAGAATGTGGAGTTGGATGTTGAGGCGCTTGAAGCCGCCGCTGACGAATCCATGGTGGAGGTGCTGTGGCGTCGATACAGTAAACACATTATTATCGGGTTAGTAGTGGTTCTGGTAACCGTTATTGGGTTAGCGTTGTTCTGGCCCCGTAACGATGAGTCCAGGAATAATGTTGCCCCGAAATTCACGGTCTCTGACACTGATCGTAATAGTCTGGTGGAAACCACGAAAGGGTTTGTGCGCACCTCCGGTAAATGGGGGGTAGACTCCGACAAAGTAACGGACACTAACGTGCGTGACATCTACTATCTTCTTGCCACCCGCGCCTCAGGGTACCGTAACTTCGTGATCGCCCGCACCGATGCGTATGAGAGCGTGAAACCCCTCATCTACCCTGGCTCTAGTGTAGACTATAACGCTACCACACTCAGGTCGTGGGAACGTGATTCCTCAGTAGTGGATGCTTATCTACCCTCCTTTGAGGTGTCTCGTGTGGAGGTGAAAGTGCCACGTGAAGGACACTATATGGCGATGAATGGTGAAAACGTGGAACGTCTTGGTGTTGAGGTGACTTGGGATTCCCGTGAAACTATTCGGGTGCTGCGGGCAACAGACGCTGCTTCAGATGGTTCGTTCGGTATCTATGAGAAAAACTTCAAAAACAATAAAGCTATTATTTGGTATGTGAAGAAAGACGGTAAATGGTTGGTTCATTCCATGGAGGGTGACAACAAGTTCCTGTTGGTTCCGTTCGGTGTTGTTGATTATGAGCAATACTATTTCACCCAGTTAGAGGATTTCTCGGATACTGGTTTGTCGCTTCACCCGAAAACAGCTCCAGGACAGGATACAGACAAGAAGAAACCGGAAGAGAACCCTGATTTAGGGAAGGGAGAGGAACCGAAGCCGGAGGAAACACCGTCTGCTACACCCTCACCCACCCCGGAGCCAACGAAAACAGACGACGCTAAGCAACCAAACACTGGTGGGGACACGAATACCACACCATCCAACGGTTCGTTTACTCGTGAACCGCCTAGGTTCACTGTCACCCCGAAACCCAACAAGTAGAAGAAATATTGGTTATGGAAGATACATATTTTGATGATGATGCCGCTGTACTCGCGTTTGAGGAAACCCTCGCCGCTGGGAAGGATGATTACAGTGCGTTCGAGTTAGGCAACAACAAGGCTCTCATCTATAGTTTGGATGATTTGTACACGAAAAGCGGTGAGCTACATTCTGTCAAAGAATTAGCAAGCAACCCACCTATTCTACGTGTACGTGGGAAAGAAGAGGACGGGAAGGAGACAGAGTTCTCCCTGGTACTCACCCCAAAAGTGGTGAAAGATTTATCGTATAAGTGTCAGGCTGTGGAAGCTGCTTACCGTGGGGTTGATGTTCGGGAACGTGAACGAGTATTCAGTAAACCGTGGTGGGCGCATCAAGCCGATAAAACATATGAGGGTGTACGCCACCACCCTATTCTTACCATTTTCCTGGTGTTGATACTTGGGTTCTGTGTGTGGGGGGCTATCACCAACTAACCACAGCACCCGAAATGTTCCTGGTATAGGGTTGGTTCTTGTATTTGACATACAGTCCCAACCCTACTATACTATAAGGTAAGCATATGATACAAGGGGCACACAACCTCCATGACAATACAGATCCTCTCACAACACCATCAAGGGCTACTTAGCTTCAGTGAAGAGAAAGAATGCGGAACCCTGATCCAGGCGTCCGCCGCAGCACAAACCTGTTTAGACGAGAACATTCAGTTAGACGGGTGGAGCACGGAAGACTTGGAAGCTGTCACCCGGTTAGGGGATAAAGCCTTCAACACAATGGTTACCCACAATATTGCGTTAGCGGCTAAAGTAGCGCACTCCTTCGAGAAACGCACCCAAACCAAAGTTGATTTGGAAGACATCACACAGAACGCGATTGTTGGTCTTATTATCGCTATCCGCAAATATAATCCGTCACGCGGCGTGAAATTTGCTAGTATGGCTTACCCGTGGATTGAGCTTTCTGCCCGCCGCGCCACCAACAGGATAGCCACCCCAGTTGCTCTCCCAGAAGATAAGATCACGTTATCCTCTAAAATCTTCAAAACCAAACATCAACTCCTCAACGACGGGGAACAGCACCCTAACTTGTATAGTGAAATCGCTAGTATCCTCCAAACCCAGTATACGGGGAAGAAAAGCCCCAAAATTACGGAAGAACTAGTAAGGGACATCCATAATGGTATTAGCTTCTCCTATAGTTTAGACGCTAAACCCTATGAGAACAATGATAACGACACTGCTATGAGTAACTTCATAGCAGAGAACATGGGTAGTAACACTACCACTTTAGAGGATGATACGTTACGTCTTCAAGCGGATAGGACTATCGCTGACGAACTTTCCAAACTGGAAGCCCGTGAACGTGCGGTCATGTCGAACCGGTATCAGCTTCCTATGGCTGACGGTTTTGTGGTGTCCCGTCGTGACCTGCGGCGGGTACATAAGGTGTCTGCTGATGAAGAAGAACGTATCCATGATAGGGTGCTTGACGGGTTACGTCCCCGGCTGGTGCGGGTAGGGATTGAGAACCAGTATGATTATGTGCGGGGGAAGAGTAACTTTTCCTTCTAAAAACACAGGGGTGAATATTTTAGGTATGGTGCTTGCTACAGTATGTACCATACCTAAAATTTTTCTTTGATGTTTGAGGATACAGGATACGTTGAGTAAACACATATTTGTGGGTTTCATTTCACCCCAGGATACGCACGGGACGAACCTTTACGGTTCAGACGCTATTTATCGTGAAGTTAGAAACACGGTTCTCGATAACATTACGGGACGTGACCTGAATATTGGTATCGCCCATGATACTGACACGGACGGTGGTATCGCTGTCCTCAGGGTTGAGGTGCCGTTCACCCTGGATAATGAAGATCAGCGTTTCTTTATTGAATTCCTCACCGAAGTGTGTGGTGCTTTGAAAGAGTTACGTCCACACTTCACGGAAGAGTTACCGGCAGTATTTTTTGAAGAGGTGAAATAAGGGTGGTGAAAACAAGGTTCCAACCGAAACAACCAGGTGAATGCCTTTATAAGGGGAGGAAGTTCTACCAGCTGCCTTTAGAGTACCGGATGAGTGTGCTGATGGCGGATGGGCAGTGGTGGTCTCCGCAGAAGCTCGTGAATATGACAAGTTTCAATGACCCCCGTAGTGATGTGGTGATTACCAGTAACCTTGAGGATGTTGAACGTATTCTTCAACAACTGGTGGAGGATGGGGTGGCTGTGCGCTCCGAAACGGGTGCTAAATCGTATAGGTACCCATTAGAGTCTGTGAAGAACTGGTATTTTGAGAATAATATTGATTATGCTCAACGGTTGGTGGCAACGAATTTTCCGGTGCGACTTTTTGGTGGTATGACTGAGGTGGAGGGGTTCTTGTCCGCCCCGTTACGGGAGTGCGCTTCCATTTCGTTTGCTAATGTTTCTGAGCGTGTCACTTATGCTGTGCGTGAAGCGTTAGCGGGTGTTGCTGTGGTGCGGCGCGGTAAAACAAACCGTATTTTTGTTCGTGCCCTCTCTGAGGAGCCAGCCCGCAGTATTATTGAGGACACCCTGAACAAGTTTGAGGAAAGTAAGAACATTTCCACTTCGGTACGTAGGTTGTCGTATCGTCGCCCGGTTGCCGATCTTCCCCCGGAGTTTCATGAGGACATGATGAATTTTTATGTGATGTTCCTCCGTGAAATTTTGAAGGGAAGGATGGAAACCATTCGTGTGTTCCTCCCCGCTGAGGAAGACCAGGTTGCCCAGTTAGCGGAATGGGTGACAGAGGCGGTAGAGAAATATAATGAGATGGAGTCGGTACCGTTATCTGGGTTCCTTCAAAGCACGGTACCGTATTGGGCGTTGGATTTACCGCAACATTTCTTAGGGAAAGAGTTGGCGGTGTTTCAACGGCAACGGTCGAAAGCAATCAAAGAATTACGGAAAGAACGCAACGTGGACGCTAACACTGAGTTTACGTACCGTGACATTGCCGATAAGATGGGTATCGAATTTGAAGAGTTCCTGGTGTTGAAGGAACAGAACGATACGTGGTTTAGGCAACGTAACATGGATTCCATCACATGGGGTGAAGATTCTGTTGAGGAACGCCCAGGTCAACCTGTGTTTGGGATTACTGCCACCCCTGACCGTGACTATAATTTGTCGTCTCGTGTATTGTTTGCGGCGTTAGGGGCTGCTGAGGATACGGGATGTATTGATGATTTGTTGTTAGTGTCCCAGTGCTCTTCGGGGGATGATGTAGCTGAGGCGGCAGAGAACCTGTCCCCAGAGTATGTGGGTGCTTTCACGAGGAGGTTCGGTTCATATGGGGCATGAGAAGTTTTTTAGAGATTTCCTTGAAGGTACTGTTGAGGAGCAAGAAGAAAACACCACCACAATAGGTGGTGAGTCTGCTAGTGTGGAAGATGAGTACCCGAGGCTGCGGCGTGGCTGGTTGTTCATTGGTGGGTTCTTCACTACTATCATGGTTATTCTTGTTGTTGGGTTAGGGTATTTTTATTCGCGGGCGGATGCGTTTCTCACCTCAGGGTTCCTGGTTTTTGCGGAACAGAACGGTGGGGTGGAGCAGGCGTCAGGTTTAGTGGGGGCTGGTGACTGGTTGCCTGCTGCGTTGTGGGTTCACGATAATGTTGGTGTGATTCTTGCGGGGATACTAGTGTTGTTTGGTGGTTTATCCGTTATCTGTTTTTGGTTACATCACTGGTGTGTGAAAGCATATAACTTGAAGATTGATGAGTTGATTGAGAAGGAGCTAACTCGTGGGAAAAACTAAGAATAACACCTCTGAGAAAACTACGGCTGTTGAGGCTACTGGTAAGAATGTGGTGGGTGATCGGGTAGCTGAATTGGAGTCGTTGAAAACCCGTGGAACACCAGCATGGGTGAAGACACTATTAGCGGTCCTGTTAGTGGTTGTTCTTGCTGTGGTGGGGGTGTTGTTTGTGAAGAACACTACAGGTGGGCGGGGTGCTCATACGGAGGCGCAGACAACACAGGTGTCCCGGTCGGTCACTGGTAAGTCTGTGGATGAGGATAAACGGGATGCGTTGAATGCTCTCACTGGTTTGTTGAATGAGGCTTCTACCCCAGGGGGGCAGGATTACCATGAGCGTGCTAAGACTATTGAGGGTGGGGATTATTCGTCTCTCCCTGAGGGTTGGCGTGAGAAGATGGTGTCTGCTGAGGATAAGGGTAAGGTTGCTGGTTGGGAGGCTTTGATTGTTTTGAACGCTGGGATGCGTGAGTATTTCAAAACTGAGGGTGAGGTGAAACCGGTATCTGAGTCTGCTGTGAATTATGTAGTGGTGAATCAGGAGGCTGGGGTTGCTCATATTCCTGGGTCTGTGTTTTTGGGTGCTGATGTGCCCATGAGTTTTGACATGGTGTTTGTGGATGGGCAATGGCGTTTGGACCCGTATAACGTGGTTCAAGACATTTTGAATTCTGCGGCTTCTGGTGCGCAGTCTTCTGCTGCTAATCCTGTGGAGCCTCAGAAACAATAACGGTTGATAAACCTTGGCGGGGGTATACTCTGTGTGGTGTACCCCCTTTTTTTTGTGTGGTTGCTATAGTTTTTAGTAGTGAGTAATCCTAGAACCTAGGGGGTTTGGTGACTTTCCGTATTGAGCGTGTTGTGCTGGAGAATTTCAGGTCACATGAGTTGTTTGTGTTCACACCATCGTTGGAGGGTGTGACTGCTTTACGTGGTGCGAATGGTTCCGGTAAAACATCTATCGTGTCAGCGGTTGCGTGGGCGCTCTACGGGTATAAACCTGCGGGTGTGGGTAGGAACATTGATTTGCGTCGTAAAACCGCTCAGAAGGGCGATAAGACCCTGGTGAAGGTTACTTTGCTGGTGGGGGATACCCGGTATGTGGTGGAGCGGCGGATGCGTGGATCTGGTTCCGCTGAGGGTGATGTGTGGCGTATCACCCCCACCGGTGATTTAGAACATGTTGCTGGGCAGTCCATTAAAGACGTCACCACCTATGTTCAACAACTCTTAGGAATGGACGAAGCAGGATTTTTGACTGCTGTGTTCTTTGAACAGAAAAATGTGGACGAATTTGTTCACACTAAACCCGCGAACCGACGTGAAATCCTTGAAAAACTCACTGGTATCTCCGGGGTGTCCTTAGCGTTAGAAGAAAACAAGACGGCTCTCCGGGATGTGAAAGCACAAATCCGGGGCATGTCCGTAGACCATGTGTCGTTAGAGGACAAAAAGAACCGTCTCACCAGTCTCACACAGCAACACGAGAACGCAGTTAACACTGTGGAGTCGTTAGAAACTAAACTCGCTGCCACCGAGAACAAACTCACCCTACTCCTCCAAGAATTCCAGGAAAAGAACCAAGGGTTCATCACCTACACTAACCTCACACATACGGTGAATAATCTCACGGATAAGGTGAACACTCTTGAGGACAGGATGAACACGCTCGCAGCGCGACGGAAGAAACTCAAAAAAACAGTAACAATGCTTGGGGACAGTGGCGACTACACCAGTATCAAAAACGAATACGAAGAGTTAGAAGGCAAAGCTACTGCTCTAGTCACCATGATTAGTGCCCTCACCACCACAGAAGAACAGTATACGCAAGAGCAAGAACAACTCACCAACACTATTAGTTCCTGGGGGTCACGTGAAAATGTGGAGAAAAAGAGAATACGGGTAGAAACCCTCATAGCAGAGCAGGTGAGGAAACAAGAAACCCTCTCAGAAACACTGTTCACCCATAAAACACTGGTAGCGTCCCTCACCACCGCCATTGACAGCATCACACAAGTAGACGGCACCTGCCCAACCTGCTACCAAGAAGTCAATAATAAAGACCAAGTTATCACTGACCTACAGACGCAACGTGAAAAAGCCACCCGAAACATTACACAAACAGAAACAGAGATTCAGAACCTCACCGCAGAACAGAAGAAAACCCAAGAAGAACTAGCCACCATCACCACTGTGCTAGACGCTCACCTGCGTCTAAACACACTAGTACCCCTCATCCAAGACACCCAGGAAGAATTAGACAAAAAACAGAAAGAGCAAGCCGCCCTCAAAATTGAGGTGGATGTTCACCGTGACATGTACGCAGAAGCGAAACACGCTAAAACAATTCATGACGAACTTAGCACTGTTAACCAAGAATACAAGGACACCTACACTCAACACGCAGCGGCAACCCAAGAACTCACCAATACCAAAAACCAGCTTGCTGAAACCCCGAAGGTGACACAAAACACGTTAGACACCCTCAACCAGCGGATCAGTAAAGGACGTGGTATCTCCACTCGACTACAAGCAACCATGAGAGACGCCACCAACAAAGTATCGGCACTCAAAGAAACCATGTCCGCCCTCCAAGAAAACATTAGCAGAGACGAAGCAGAAGCAGAAAAATACGGGAACCTCCTCCGTAACCAGGAAGCACTCAACCATTCACTAGGTGTGCTCTCCGCGTTCCGGCAGAAAGTAGTAGACACATCCATACCAGTCATGGTGTCATATGCGTCCACCCTCTTAGGGCGCTTCACACAAGGCACTTTTATAGGGGTTAACATTACTTCTGATTTCGCTATCACAGTAACCCGTGCCAGCGGTGAAACCGTGGATGTGTCCCTCCTCTCTGGGGGAGAACTCTCCGCTGTGAGCATGGCACTCGGTGTTGCGGTGTCAATGATGCTCTCCAACGGTGGTGGTTTGAACACCATCATTTTTGATGAAGCGTTCGTATCCCAAGACGCCGCCCGTGTAGACTCCATCCTTTCCACTATTAAAGATGTGTGTGATGGGGGGCAGGTTATTCTGATTGCCCATAACGACAATATTGAGGCTATTGTAGACACCCTTATCACCCTATAAACACAAGAGAGGAATAGGTGTTTACCCCCATAAACAGTGTTTTTGCGATATGTGACAAGAACAATTGTTGCTTATCATTAGGATTATTCATGTCTAATTTCGGTAAACAAGCCCTCGTCGATGAAATGTTCGTTTTCCTCAGACAGGAAGGTATCAGCATTAGCAGGGACACCACGAGTGCTCTCTACGATTTCATTTTCGCTGTCATGTGCCGTCAAATCAATGACGGGGACACGATCACTCTCGGTAAACTTGGTTCTCTCAAAGCTGTTGATGCTGCCCCAAGGAAAGGGTATGTGCCCGCCACCCAAGAAAGAGTTCATATTCCAGCGATGCGGCGACCCAAATTTAATGCGTCCTCAGCTTTCACCACCGCCATCAACACGGATGGTGTTATCAGAAAAGTAGTGCGTAAACGCAAACCATAACACACTATAATTACGGGTGGACGGTCACAAACACACGTGGAGCGTCCACCCTTTTTGTGTCCCCAATCATTATTCTGACATGAGTTTGCTATAAATTCTTTACTATGAATCAACACAAAAAGAACGCAACACGGTACACAGTCACAGTACATCTTGAAGAGACCTTCGCCGCGATCTTCGAGAACACTATCGACAAACTCCTGGAGGGAAAAACTAAGAAACTAGATGTCACCCTCAACAACCCCAACCATGGTAAAGACTTCTACAGCATCATCAGAGAAAACTGTCTCATCCAACTCGATAACAAACTGAAAGGTGTCACCGGGCACAACAGTAACACGATCACTAACCAAATCATCAAAACCAACATATACACGCCTCTAGACCATACCCCGCCGCGTCACAGCAGACCATCACGCACCCCGCAGCCATCCATCAGTTTCACCGAATTCACTAAAATCTATGGTGAAGACATGTGGGTGACCCGCACCGGCAGAGGTTTTGAACTGAGCCTCCACAGGACAGGGGACCGTGACTTCCACCTCAAAAACCTGCCCACCTACCTGGGGGAGCAGGCACATAAATGGTTAGACACCGCTGTCACGTTCGCTGTGATTAGTGTCGCCGACTACTATTTAGACCACAAAACCAGTTAACAGGAAGAAAAACAACGACTATGGGTACACTCAGCTACCGTAAAAAGAATAAGAAACCCTATTGGGAAACCGTGGACGTTCTCAAAGGGAGAGAACTTTACGCCGCGATCTCTCACCGTTCAGGGATACGGCAGGATGTTGTCAAAAAAGTTATTCTCGCTCTCACCGATGTTGTGGTGGAAAGTTTAGCGGCGCGCGGGCAGAAAGTGAACCTACCCTACCTAGGGAACTTCACTCTCCAACACATTCCTGCGAAATCCAACAAGATTACCTCCTGGGATGCCCATGACCGCCCACAATTCACGATAAATGTTGGTATCCGTGACCTGCTCAAACTCAAGGCGGCATTCCAACACCTTGACCGCCCCTTGGATGTGACAGCTGATAACTGGCGTGACCTCATCAAAAAATACACGTACACACTCAAACCAGGAAGCAAAACAGTACGTCACGGGTTCTCCTCCAAATCTTTGAAGAAAACATTAGCGGAGGAAGATAAGGCGGCGCAAGCGGCGGCAGAAGCAGAAACTAAAGCCCGTATCGAGGAGAACCCGTTCCTATAAACTTGGTTTCTCGTGATATGAACCCCCATAAAACCCGGAGAGTAAACAATAGGTAGGTGTTATCGGCACGTGTCAGCTCAGGCGCTCTATATGTCAGAAACCCCAGAACCGTCACGTGCCCCGCGCCGACGGTTCTGGAAAGCGATCATCACAGCTTTGTTATCCACCCTGTTCATTGTGACAGGTGTGGCACAAAACGCTGCCACCGTCGCCTACGCTAACAGTGAAGATGACGCGAAAAAGAAAATGGAAGAATCCCAAAAGAACTTCGACATTGGGGAGAAGAACGATAAAGGATTCGCCCAGTCCCTAGAGAAAGCTAAGGGAGACCAAGACCGGAACAGTTTCGGGTATGTTATCAACCGTGTTATCACCCCACACTATTTGAATGAGACACCACAGTCAGCGATTGATGGGCAATACTCTGGGGAGAAGAAATATAATTGTAAATGGGATGACCCGCATAACGGTTCCCTCGTATACCATAACTGTGATGTCCCCAATTTCACAGCAGAATTCTACCAGAAACTTTATGACACGTTCATACCCTCCGGTGTGCTCTCTGGTACCACAGAATCAGCTACTATTGACACGAAATGGTTCGGGTTGCCAACAGAGTTACCGAATGATACTGTGCCAGCAGACCCAGGGTCACGGCAAGCCAAATACACTGGGTTAGAACTTTTTGGGTATAATTTACGGTACTCTGTGTACGCTGGTGAATACGACAGTATCAAAGTAGACACCCAAGCACGGATGATGGCTAACTTCGGGTTATCCCAGTCGTTCGCGTTGGGTACCCAAACCATTATTCAAGGCATCTCTGGTGGTCTTGAACGTGCTGGGCAACGCACCAGTGAAGAATGGAAGAAAGGTAACTATGTTGGTGCTTTCTTCGCGGGTATTGGTGGGTTCTTTGAAGGTGCCGCCGCCTCTAGTGTTAACACTATCCTAGACACCTCTGACGCTAACGTTTTCGCTACACGTGGATGGTCGCGTGTCGGGTTCGGTAAAACCGTTTATGGTGCCCGTGAGCTTTCCTATAAGGAACGTGAAACAGAGTTATTGAAGATTTTCTCTTCACTGTTCCAAGACCTCAGACCTGAGGATTCGCAAGTCCCCGAAGATTTGAACAAACTCAAAACCCCACCGGCACGCCCGAACAGTGGGGGAACCACCTGTACCTGGTCTGATGATAACGGGGAGCATAAAGATAAGGATGTTTCCGAGGCGGATTGTAAACAACATGAGGGTGCCACCTGGGAGAAAGAAGGCGAAAAACGGGAAACCATTAAAGACTGGAAAAATAAGAACAAAGAATTCTTTGCCGCTGCCGACAAATATAACCTGGGCTGCCCTGTTGATGAGGAAGAGTCGAAACGGGACGAAACTATCGCAGGGTTCTACTCCTGCTACCCTGATGCTTTCCAGAAAGTATGGAATAAGGAAGCGAAAACAGCTGATAACGATGCTGTCCGTGACTTCATCAAAGAATCCTTATCCGCATGGGTGATTCAAGACCGTCTCAAAAACACGAAAGCTCTCAATAACCCGGCGTTCAGTTACGTGTGTGTTGATGCCCGTGGGGACGACATGTTAGATGGGGAGAAGCATGCTTACGTGTTCAATGAGGACGGCTCCTACACTGGTAAATGTGGTGTAGTGCGGGCACCTATCCAAGACGGTGTGTACGGGAACGGGTATAGTAAACCGGTTCCTAAAGATACTCGCCGTGAACTTTTTGACCCGTCCGTTAGTCGTGTCTTCTTCGACGCACCCATTGTGACGAATGGTGTAGCGAATGCTTCCCTAGCGTTAAGTGCGTTCATGACTCGTGTGTCGAATACGTTCTTGAACTTGTCGTTCTCCCCAATCCTGAAAACGTTCGGGGCGGACAAAATCATTGTGAACATGATGGTGGCGTTCCGTGATAGCCTGTTCTTCCCGTTGATTGGGATTATCATGTTCTCAGTCATCATCTATTATATGGCGACATCTATTCGTGGCGGCACCAGACAGTTACTGATGATGATGTTCTCCTCAATCCTGATAGCGTTGTTTGGGGCTATCATTTTTGCGCGCCCGCAACAAGTCGTATCCTTCATAGATTACGCACCATCCATTATTGCTAGTGACCTGGTATCCACTATTGTGGGTAACGGTACTGATGATGAACTGTGTCAAGCTGACGGGGACACTGATTTTACGATGGTTGGTACTAAAGGTGACGGTAACGTTACTGGTGTTGCCCGTGGTAACCGTATGCTCATGTGTGAAAACTGGCGTCTAGGGTTGTTCAACTATTGGGTGTATGGGCAGTGGGGTACCGACTTCCATAGTCTCTACGCGGCGGGTAAACCAGCCCCTGACGGGTCTACACTCACGAATAGTAACAGTAACCTTGTTGGTAATGCTGGGGTGAATATGGGTGCTGGGCGTATCGTGAACAACTGGGCTGTCTACCAGTTGGATACTATGACTGCTGGTACTACTGTGGAGAAAGATACTCGGGGTGTGGGTGAGATCAGTAAGGACATGTACCGGATGGTGGATGTTCAAGCTGGCCCTAATAATGGTGCTGGTACCGATGGTAGGTTTTTGAAGAATTGGTCTAACCAGTCGTGGGGTAACCGTGTCTTTGTGGCGTTGACTGCCCCTATTGGTTCGCTGGTGCTTGCTGCCACGGTGAGTATTTATTCTGCCCATAAGATTATTGTCACTATTATTGCGATGTTTTATCTTGCTGTGGCACCTTTGGTTTTCACGTTAGCACCGATTGGGTTGCGTGGCAGGTTCACGTTGAAGAATTGGGCTATCACCCTTTTGGGTTTGATTGTTCAGATTATTGCGCTTATCGTGTTGTTGGCGTTGATGATGTTCATTATCGTTAGTGTCGGTAATGGTGTTCACTCGTATTTGCCGATGCTGTTAGGTACCTCTGTGACTGCTGGTATTTTCCTGTTCTACCGTAAGAAGCTGTTGCGGTTCGTCACTGTTGGTAGCGGTGTTGGTGGTTCTCTCCAGGCTGGGGATGTTCGTAACTTTACGAACAAGTATGCTCCGGAGTCTGTGAAGAACCTTGGGGTGCGGTACCGGTTAGCTTCTCAGGGTGCCCGTAGCGGTTTCGTGGCTGGTTTGAAGCAGAACGGTTTGCGTGGCGGGTTCCGGGGCGCTATCTTTGGTGCCCAGTCAGCACGTAACAATATGGCGTTCAAATCGAATGTGGGTGCTACCCGTACCGTGTGGGCTGCTACACAGGCTGGTAAACGTCAGGCTGAGAAAGATTTGCGTAGCCACACTGTTGACCGTGAACAGTTGGGTAAGGAAATGTCTACTCTACATACACATCAGAGTAAACTTGAGACCGGGGAAGAACCGAAACGTGATTTGCCTGACACAACGAAGGCGAAGGGTATGCGCACTATGCAGAAGGCTTCCAAACTGGCGGCTGACCGTGACCGGAAACTCGCGCAGGTTGATAAAACCTATCGTGCCCAGAAAGCTGAACAGAATAATGGTGTGGAACCTGCTGACCGGTTAGACGGTGCTACCTTAGAGTCTGTGAGTGAAGACGTCACCACCTACCAAGAGGAGCAGGACGCGGTACGCGCCGATAAGGAACATATCAACAGTGAATTCCTGACTCAACTCAACAAACTATTGGGTGGTAACGATACACGGGTGAACCCAACCCATGTGGATACCCTCAACAACCGTGCCGATAATGAGGAAGGGGACAGGACGTACTCGGTGAAAGATGCTGATATGCTGTTGCGTATGAGCACCACGGAACTGTCGGCTCTCCTGGAAGAATTAGAGAACACGGAGAACCCGGATCGGGTGCTCATAGTTGAGATTCGCCGTATCTTGAAGCTGAAAAAAGAACAGCTAAAATAAATGATAATACACAAGAGTGGAGGTGCTTGTATGGCGTCTGAGGCGCTTTTCGTGGAGAGTGCTGACAGTGGATACAACACCACTAAAACCCATATGTATCATGGGAACCTGTGGCGTACCATGATAGCGTCTCTGTTGTCTCTTGTTTTCCTGTTCTTTGGTGCCGCCCAGGGTGTTGCGGCTGCTCAAACACAGAAAGCGGAAGCATTCGATGTCACAAAATTGGTGGCCTGCGCGTGGGGTTCCGATGCTCTACCAGGGAAAGCATACCAGTGGACTCAATCATCTGATGCGCAGTTCAACCTGTTCTCTAAATCAGCTATCTCATTCGGTTCGGATGAAGTTTCTGGTGGTTTGAATTCGTTATTTGTGGTGACGGGACAAGACTTTGAGCATGTGAACGAAGACATTCGTGGGGTTGATGAGAACGGGAAGAAAACCCATGAGTTCAATGCTGGGCGTAAATATAATTTCTTTGAACGGTTCGGGGTAGCGGGTATCCAATACTCCTCCTATTTGGGGGAGTGGAAGCATGTGGTTATTAATGCGTGTGATGATGACCCTAAACCACAGGACCCGAAAGCTAACCATTTCTATGATACTCGTTTAGACCCGGAGTCCACGTGGGATGACATTTCGTCGTCTAAGGATGTGCGTACTAAACTTTTCGGCAGGGGTGTGACTGACCGGTACATTTCTTCTGTCTCAAATTTTATAGCGAACTGTTTCCTGTTTGTGACGAAACTGGTGGTTGCCCTGGTGGTGGCTTTCATTAGTTTCTCATTCCAGGATGTGGGGAACGCTTTCGGGTTGCCTACTGTTATTTTTGGTGCTGACGGGCACACCGGGTTCTTCAAGGATGTTATAGAGGGTGTTTTCTACCCATTATTGTCAGTATCCACATTATTGTTCATTATCTCGCTTATCAACGCTATGGCGCACCGTTCAGGTGCCACCGTGTGGAAACTGATTCTACGGTTCTTCTTCTCGTTCCTGCTGCTCGTCTTGTTTTTGACGTTCCCTGGTGTGGTTGCTTCTGCCCCGTTAAACACTGCGGTGCTGATTCAATCGTTAGCGTTACGGGGTGTCAACCAGACTATGGGCACCGATCAGGGGTTGTGTGCCACTGATTCGTCCACTGGGAAAAACCGTGTCGATTATACGAAGGACAGTAAGGTCACGAAAGATAAGGATTTCGGGGACGACTGGTCGTATGTTTCTAATTTCACTCGTGATACTGCGGCTTCCCTGGATTGTTCTTTTGTGAAACTGTTTGTGTTTGAGCCGTGGGTTCAAGGACAGTTCGGGACAGAGTTCAACAATTTGTGGGCGGAAGAGAAAATCCCATCCTGGGCGCACGACGGGAAATCTATTGGGAACGCGAACACGAAACAGGTTGGGGACGCTGGTGTTCCTATGGGTAACAATGAGTGGGTGACGAACTGGGCACTCTTCCAGGTGAGTACCCAAACAAACGCACATATTCCAACGGGTGCTAAAGGTGAAGAAGTGTCGAAAGTGTCCTCTGGTGTCGCCCATGACTGGTGGCGTATCGTGGATGCTGTGAGTAACTATACGGAGAAAGATGTTCCTGCTAAAGTTGAGTTAGAAGGGGACGCTGCTTCTGCTTCCAGTGATAACTGGGTTGAGGTTACTCGTGGTGAACCTGATGTGACGAAGAAACCATTGAAAATGTGGGATACATGGAATGGTACTTCACCTGGGGCACGGTTGAGTTCGTCGTTCATGTCAATGTTTGTGGCGATTGGTGCGCTCATTATCCCTGGGATTCTTGGGTTGATTGCTGGTGCTCTCTCTATTGCTTTGGAGTTGAGTGTTCTGATTCTGCCGATGGGGTTCGTGTTCGCGTTTGGTAATGAGGCAATGTTCGCCTGGTTTGTGGGTGTTATCGGGATTGTTGGCAAACTGTGGGCTTTCCGTGTCGCTGCTGGCGTGTCTTTGGTGTTCAGTATCATTTCGGTGCTGTTTGTGATGAATTCGCTTGCCCAGTTTGGGTGGTGGCAGTCCGTGCTGATGCTAATCCTGTTGTCTGCGGCAACATGGGTGAGTCGTGAACGTATCGCGGCCACGTTGATGGCGTTTGTGAGTATGGGTCAGGATTTGACGAGTAAACCTGCTGCCATGTTTAAACAGGTTGGTGGGTATGGTAAGGCTGCCGCTAAAACAGTGGTTGCTGGTGGTATTTCTGGTGCCTCCTCGAAACGTCATGGTGGATCGTTCACGAAGGGCGCGTTTACTGGTATGAAGGATAAGGCACGGGATTTGTCTCGTCAAACGGATACTGGGCGTAAAGCGTGGCGTGTGTATTCGTCGGGTAAACGTGGTGCTGAGCAGGGTGTGCGTGCTGACAAGATACGGTTGGGTGCGTTGGATTCTGCTAACATTGCTACGGGTGTGTGCTATTCGTGTGCTAACCCAGTAGTGTTGGATGGTTCGCAGGAAGTGTACCGTGATTCGGTAGGTAACCTTTATTGTTCTACATGTGCGTTGGACGGTTTACTGCCGGATGATGCGTTTGAGATTGAGGATTACAGCGCCTATGAGGAAACTACGGTGGTGAATCCTGTCACCTCAGGTTCTCGTTTGATGGGTAAGAACCATGTTTCCCCGTTGAAACGGTTGAAGGAGAATAATGTTCCTGACGTATTGACACGGGAACCGAAGGAAATGACGGATAAGCAGGTTCAGCAAGCCTATGTGGAGAGTTTGGCGTTAGCGCGGGCTGATGTGGCGGATGCTCGGGAACGGTACGCCCCTGGGGCACCAGTGATTGTGACGATGCCGGATGAGTTGAAACCGTTTGTGAATGAGGATTTGGTGGTGCGTGCGTGGCGTGAACGTAACTATGATTATGTGCGGTTAGCGTATATTGTTGCGTTGAAAAAGTTCATTGAGGAAAACACGGGTCGTGAAGTTGATTTCTCGGATGAACGTAGTTTGAAGTTTATGAGGCATGGCGAGTAGAGTGGGTGGTAGCATGAAAGGTTTTAGTTGGTTGCGGAACGCAGCTGATGATTTGGCGGCTAAGTTACCTGCGGGTGTGGGTGAAGAGAAGGTCGGGGTGATTGTGAATCCTCAATGGCGTCCCTATAAACCGGAACCTGAGGATACGGGGGCTTCATCTGTGGTGGTTTCTTCTACAGGTGTAGTGGAGAAGATTGTGTTGCCTGAACGAAAACAGTTCGTTATTCTTTCTGAGGAGACCCCTGTGTTTGATGTTGAGAGGTTTGATGGGGAGTTTGATACTGATTTTGAGGATTGGGTTCGTCATGGTGGTGTGTTACCAGAAGCGGTGGGTGAGGAGCCGTTATCTGTTGATGTTGACCCTGTTGAGGATAACAGTGTTGAGGAAAAAGTAGTAGAGGACACCACTGTAGGTGAGGATAGTGCGACTAGTAAGGTTACGGAAACTATTATGAACGCTGTTGAGGAGAACACCCCAGCACCACCTGTAGAAGAAACTCTACCTGAGAACACAGATAATGATGAAGAAGAGTATGTGTTAGGGGACACTATTACTGTACAAGAGGTTTACGGAGATAACATGAAGTTTACGACAACACTCACTGAGATTAAAGACCGTAACGGTAACCATGTAGGGTATGAGAAAGAATCTGTGGATAAGCTCATGACAGAAGTGTCAGAAAAAACTGTGTCTAAAGCCCCTACATCCATAGAAAACCCTAGCGGGCAGGGTGCGTTAGCTGACTTCTATAGTTACCGTGTCGTGTTCTCAGCTGCGGATCAGGAGTTCGTGGGTACTGTTGATGAGTTCCCGTCCCTGTCGCATGTTGATAAGGATTTTGTGGGTGCTTTCCAGGGGATCCATAAGGTTGTGGAGGATGCTATTATAGTATTGTCTGAGGATGGGACACCGGCTCCCGCACCATTAGGGTTAACTAGTATGGATGAGTTCTTTTCGTCTGTGCGCCGTGGTGTGGAATCTGTATAACCTGCGTCAGGCACAAAATATTGGAAGAAATTTTAGTTTAGGAGAATGTGCCCATGCGCAATTTCGAGATCAAGTGTGTCAGCAACGTTTTTAAGAACGGGGAATTGAAGACTACCAGTACCGGTAAGCAGGTGCTGAATGTTTCGTTCCCTCACAACATTTCTGTGTTTGATGAATCCACGAAAAAGTATATTGATGTTTTCCCGCCCCAGTGGGTGAGTATCACTTTGTGGGATGAAAACGCCCGCTACTGGAACGAGGTGTTTGGGGATAAAAAGTCTGTGTCTGCCCGTATTTGTGGTACGGTGTATGGTGAGATTTATCAGGCTAACGATGGGACCACGAAGACTCGTTTGAAGTTGGGTCAGGAGTGTTTGTCGTATTTGCCGCCGCGTGATAATCAGGGTGGTTCTTACCAGGGGGCGGCGAAGAGTAATGGTTTTGGTAATCAACCGTTCCAACCCACCACTAACACTGGGGGTAATGGTGCCACCTATGATTCTGGGGACGCTTACGACGACTTTGATTTCTAAACAATAAACCTATAGAAGATAGTTTGAGGGAAGATGACAGTGTGTTATCTTCCCTCCTTCTTATGACTTATGCTACTCTGGGTTACCATTTGTAGTTGGTGGTTGGATATAAGCGACACAGTAACGAAGAGAACCGGTTGGGTGATACCTGTATGACATGGAAATATATTCTTGTGGGCTTATATGTGCTCACCCCATTTATCGCACCCTATGCGTATTCGTGGTTGCGTAACTCGTACCATAAACGGAGAAGGTTACGGGATAGGCAACATGTGATACCGGATTCTTATAAACCTACTATTCGTAAACGGTTGCGTTTCAACTGGGTGGATAGTCGGGACACTAGACTCTATAAATGGTCTATACCGGTTCAACGGCGTATCACTCTTGCTGTGTTGTTGATACTGGGTGCTGTCCTGTTTTATGTTTCCCTTAGTAATGTTGTGTGGGCGGGGAACACGGCGCTCATTATTCTTATTATGATGATTGCGGCGTTACAGTTGTCACCGAAAAAAATTATTGACCGGCGGGACAGGGACATAGAAACCATTTTTGATCTTTACCAGTCGAAGATGCGCGGCAAAAAAGATGATGTCCCTGAGGATGTGGTGCGTATCCTCAAATATGATGACGATTTCGTTACACCTTTGAAGGCACGTATTAGCATCCCGAACCTTTTTGAGGATGTGATGCGCCGTCCGTTCATGGACGCTTTTAATGAGAAATTTGGTATCACCCGCACTTGGGTTCCTGATGTTCGTGAAGGGCAAGGGAACGGGTGGGACATTGAGAACCGTATCCTTGACATTTGGGCTACCCCACCGTTACCGACTATCGCTAAATTTCATGAAAACTATATTCTGGGGGAAGGTATCTCTCCCCGGTTCTTCCCGTTAGCACTCACTAATGAGGGTGGTGTCACCTACCCTGATCCGTTCAATGAGGGTGAGTTCGTTCACCTGGTGGGGTTAGATTTAGGTGGGGATCAGGCTAAATATTCGGAGAAGGCAGGGTTACCACCGGTGAGTGGGTTCACGTCTCAACCGATGACGTTGATCGCGGGCGCTACTGGTGGTGGTAAAGCGTTAGATGTGGATACCCCCATCTTTCGTGTCACTATGCCCCTAACCTCAGAGGAGGTTGATACCTATGTTGGGTGATGCGTTAGAATTTGAGACAACTATTGATGATGGTCGTCACCCGTCTACTTGGGCTATCTCTTTCTTCAATTCTAAAGATTATGGTGCCGCCACGTTCAACCCTGTTCTTGATTCACATCTGGGGGTGTTCTATTCGGATGATGTGCTTTATGAGTTGTTGCGTTCCGCGAAAACACCTCGGGGGCGTAGTGTGAAAAGTTTCGTGTCGCTACGGTTCGTGGATTGTGGGGAAGAACCGTTGCTGGAGGATGTGCCGCAGAATAATACGTTGTTTTATGAGCGGGCGTTAGGGGAGCACCTACAGGTGATGGGGTTCTTGCGGCAAGTGGTCGATGCTATCCGGGGGGAGTGCCGTAAATATGGTTTTGCTCAACCGCCTGCCCGTGGCTGGGATTTAGTGATAATGGCTATTACTAGTAGGCAGGCGGAAGAGTTAGCGACAATATGTCGTGAGGATTTAGAGTATGTTCTTCACCAGGGTGCGGTGTTTCATGTGCCTATCATGTTTTTGGTGACTGGTGATCCACGGTTGTGTCCTTCTTTCATGAGCATGTTGGATAAAGCCCTGTTTTTTGGTCGCCCTAATATGGCGTATATTCGGGAGGCGATGGGTGGTGTGGGTGTGTTGCCGCAACCTGAGCAGTATTTACCGATTGGGTATGAACCACGCCTGGATTATAAGACCCAAAAATATGTGTTGAACACGTTGTATACGCATGTGCGTAAGTCTAAGGTGGCTGATGTGCGGGAAACTGTGGAGCACCATAATAAGGCTGCGTATAATGACTTTTTAGCGATGCTAGGATAATCGGTAAGAGAAGGGAAGTATTTTATGGGTTTACCGGGTGACATTGTTCGTTTTGGTGACCTCACCGTGGGGGATTATGTGTTATCCCCGTTGGGGGAACCTGTTCAGGTGACAGCTGCGTATGAGGAGCATGTGCCGTCCCGCATGTTTGAGATTGAGTTTGATAATGGGGTGGTGGTGAATGCGTCTGGTAATCATTTGTGGTATGTGGTAACTGATGCTGATACAGAGGATTTTGGTCGGCGTAAACGGGACAGTAAACGTCTGCTACGGAAGACTTTGGATAAGGATACAGTGGAGGCACTAGAGGCGTTAGCAGCAGACACGACAGGGCGTGTCACCTCGTTAGAGAGTATGGTGACGTTACTTCACGACAACCCCTCTAACATGTTGGTGTCCGTGGTGGCGCGGTGTGCTGAAGCTATCGGTGTGTGTGAAGAGCACACATATACAGGTGTAGGTTTTGAAGAGGAACAGGTAGTGTCTGAGAATATGGTTCCCATGTATGATGAGGCACGGTTAGCGCAACAACTCCTTCTCCTGTTGAATCACCGGAAATACCGTGCCTATGGTGCTGTGTTACCAGGGCGGGTGTTGAAAACAACACAGTTGGAACCTATTTTTGACATGGTTGAGGTACCTGAACCGGTTCATGGGTGATATAGTGGTGGTGACAGATAAATACTAGTGGAAGTGAGGTTTCCCACGTGTTTGTTGATGCTAAGTCTCGACGTAAGGATAAGCGGCGGGTTGCTAACTCGTTGAAGTCGATGGGGACCGTGACGGTTCCTGAGGGGGCTTTCCGTGATGGTGAGAAGTTTTCTCAGATGAAACGGGCGGTGCGGCGTTCTCGGCGGCGCACTGTGAAACCTCATAGAGGATAAAAGATAGTATAGTTGTGGTGGGGGTAACCATGAATAGTGTTGCTCCACCACTTTTTTCTGTGTGGAGTATTGATGTGTAGTGTTCGTGTTCTCACAACCACCGAGTATGAGGTGTGGGCTGTGACTGTGAATCAGCTGGTGGATGTGTGCCCGTATTTCGTGAAAACGTTATCGTTGTTGCGTCCTGCTGTTGATGAGGAGGCTTCTACAGCGTACACTGACCCTTATGGGCGTGTAGCCTTGTCCCCTAGGTTTTTCACAGACCTCACACCGGGTCGTAGAGCTGGGTGGGTGCTTCATGAGGCGTTACATCTTATTAATAACCATTTTATGCGTTCTGAGGCGGCTGGGCACCAGGACATGGAGGTGTCTAATATTGCTGGGGACTTAGAAATTAATCAGCTTATCCGTTCTTTGGCTGGGTCTCAACGGGACACTATAGGGATAGAGTTACCAGAGGGTGTTCAACCGGAAAACTATCAGGTTCCTGCCCATAGGCTCATGGAAGAATACTATACTACCCTCCACACAGGGGACGGTAAAAATACGAGTGAACCTCAACAGGGGGCAGGTGGTACAGGTAAACCAGGGGACATAGGAAACAATACGCCTCCCCCACAAGATGACGAACCCCCAAACGGTGAACCAGAGAGCGGCAACCTATCAGGGGAACCAACCAGCGGGCACGACTCAACCCCTCAAACATCAGAACACAACAACAGTGAAAACACGCTACACGGGTTCTGCCACCCCTGTGACGACACAAAAACCCAGAATCTAGACGCCGCCAACATTCCCCGTGCCGAAGACATAGACATCACACTCGCCCAACAAGACACCCAAACACAAGTAGAAGAATACCTCAAAACCCACCCAGGGAACAGTGCCCTCAACAATGCGTTACATGTCACATTAGACGCTCTTCAACCAGCTAAAACAGATTGGCGTAGTATCCTCCGCACCATTATCGGAACCATCAAAACAACACATGCTAGAGGGAACCGTCACCGCACCTACCGGCGCCCCTCCCGCAGAACAGACGCTATCAATGATAGTGGCATACTTTTACCCACCACCTATGGGGACGATGTATCAGCTATGTTCGCTGTTGACACGTCCGGGTCTATGGGTAATAAAGATTTTACCGTGTTTGCTACAGAGGTGACGGAGGCTCTGAAACAACTCAGTAAAGGACGTAAGAAACCAGTCCCTATGTTCGCGGTAGATACTGTTGTGAAGAATGAACCCGTGTTCGTGTCAGATGTGGCAGATTTTGATTTCACGGGTGGTGGGGGGACGGACATGGCACCCGCTTTCACCTACATCCGCACTCTAGAGAAGCACCGTAAACCCGGTGGTGGCACCCAAGCCCCAGGGTTGTTCGTGCTCGCCACGGATGGTTACGTGCCGTGGGAGAAAGTCTTGAAAGAACTCAAGAAACCACACATCTACACCCCTGTTATCCTCATCACTCATGAAGGCGGGTACCAGCAGGTTCCTGACAGTATCAAAGAACATGCTCATGTTATTGATTGTCACCAATGATGCTATCTTATTGAGGCAACAAAAAATTGTACTCGTGAAGGGGCAAAGGTAAGAATAGTGGTAGCACGTAAAACACTCGAAAAGGTTGAGAAGACCGGCATGGATGACAAACAGTTCTTAGCGGCGTTGGAGGCGTGGCAGAAAGAATCTGTACCGAAGGCTAGTATTGTGATGGGTAGCGCACCCGCTATGGAGATTGACCGTATTTCGTCTGGGTCAGTGGTGTTGGACGCTATCACAGATGGTGGTATCCCTGTGGGGCGTATCACTGAGATTTATGGGCCTAACTCGTCCGGGAAGACCACGTTCGCGCTTTCCTCGATTGCGCAGGTTCAAAAGAATGGTGGGCGTGCCATCTTTATTGACTTGGAGTATGCGTTCAACCCGAAGTGGGCGAAGAAACTGGGTGTAGACCTTGATAAGTTGGTGGTGTCCCGTGTTGAGGGCGCGGAAGCCGCTCTCGGGCTACTCAAGTCAGCGATTGAGACTAACCTGTTCGACATTGTTGTGTTCGATTCCGTGGGTGTTCTTAAAGCGGATGGTGTGTTTGAGAAAGGGTTAGAGCATAAAGGTATGACTGAGGTTCCGCGTATGCTCTCCACCATGTTACCCCCAATTGCGTCTGCGGCATCAAACACTAACACAACGGTTATTATGATTAACCAGACCCGCACTGACTTCTCAGGACCTATCCCAGTACAAACCGCGACCGGTGGTAAAGCTCTCGGGTACTATGCTTCTCTCCGGTTAAATGTTCGTAAAATGGGTAAGGGTAAACAGATCATGGAGGGCGACCAGGTTGTTGGTGTCACCCTGAAACTGACGGTAGATAAGAGTAAGATCGGTGTCCCGTTCCGTCAGGCTGAAACTGTGGTGAACTTCCGTTCCGGTTTGGATACTAGGATTGAGGCTTTCGGTGTTGGTTTGGCGCAGGGTCTGATTGTTCCAGAAACGAAGATGACCTACGTGTTCACCCCCACCGGTGAGGTGTTGTCGAAGAAGGGTAAGGGGCAGGCGGTTCAAACCCTCAAGGATAACCAAGAAATTTATGATTCACTGTTGGATGCTATCTACAAGTCGGTGGGTGATGATGAGTTTGATTTGAGCGAACTGGACGAACCAGCTAAGAAAACCGAGGAACCAGAAACAGAAACAGAATAAACCTTCCCTGATTTGAGTACTACTGTGGCACACTAACCTTACTAGGAGTTGGTGTGCCATTTCTCTACCTCTTTACGATACAACGGATAAAATACCATTATGATTTCTGCTTTACCTCTCCAAGACCTTATGCCACTCGTGGAAACCATAGCATTCCCACAGGTCTCCCAAGGAAAAATAGTGTCCCCTGGTATGACTGTAGGGCTTATCGGGAAACCCGGTTCCGGTAAAACCTCGTTCATAGAAGACATAGCCACCCGCAAAGGGTACCGTCTCGAAGTGCTACCGTTATCAACCTGGACAGCAGAATCCATTAACGGTATCCCTGCTAAAGAAGTACGGAAAATACCGGACAGAAACGGTGAACTTGTTGATTTCGCGCTCTGTGTTGATGTTGCCCCAGATTGGCAGTTCCGTATCTTCGCTGAACACGACAGGGCGGGGAGAAGGAAACCAACACTCTTGTTCCTGGATGAGGCGTCTAACGTGGAACCAGCGGTGATGGCTACCCTACTCACTCTTGTACAGTCCCGCCGGTTACCGAATAATATGCGGTTACCTGATGATACAGTCATTATTCTTGCCATGAATTCACAGGATGATTCAGTGAACGGGTTCCCCACACCACCCCCTATGCAGAACCGTGTCGCCTGGTTCGCGTGGGAGGTTTCCCCCACCACATGGGTTGAGGGGTTCCGCCGCAATTGGGGGCACCCTATCCCTAGCCGTGAAGAACAGTATTGGCGGAACATTATTGGTGACTATATTGCTGATAACCCCTCAGAGTTAGAGGTGCCGTCCAATGGTGGTGTTGATAACGCTGTGGGGCGCAGTAAAGCAGAAATTAAAGAGGCAACCGCGTATGCGTGGCAGTCAGGGCGTTCCTGGGATAATATGGCACGGCAGTTCGCTAAATTCGGTAGGGGACAGCATCTTGTGTTAGGGCGTGTTGCGACCGCCATTATTGGGGTTACAGGTGCGCAACGGTTCATGGGGTATTACCGGGAGAAAGCATCCACCGTCACCGTCACTGACCTATTAGACGACCCGAATACTGTTATCGACCATATACATGATGTGAATCTGCTCACCAGGCTCACGGATGGGGTGGTTGCTAAAATAAATGCCGAGAGAACACCGCAGATAGCTGAGGCTACTCTTCGTCTCTACCAGAGTGCTGGTGAACGGGAACAACTAGCAGGGTTGAGGGTTCAGTTAGGTTCCCGTATCACTAGTGTGGTAGATGCTTTACACGGGTTACCGGACGGGAACCGGTGGGTGAGTAGGCTCATGCCAGTGTTGAAACAGTATTATGGCGGTATTATGGGCAACATGGGATAAGAGAGGCAGACGTTAGGTGAACGAAGACCTTTATATGGAGGTTCAGGAAGATTTAGTGTCTTCCATTATGGCTGATGGTGACCTGATGACCCCTGTGTTGGAAGCCTCTATCACGGTGGATGATTTCACGAATCCGCAGTTGCGTCTTATTTTTTGGGCGCAAACTGAATGTCACCGTACCGGCCAGAAAATTACCCCTGTGGCGGTGGCAACCATGTTAGCTCAGAACGCGCAGGAAGCCGGTGGCACCCTAGAGCAGGCGGGTGGTGTCGCAGAAATATATAGGCTTTACCGTGCTGGGGCGGATCGTATTGCGGCGGGTGACATTCAATACTATGTGCGGTATGTCCTCCAGGAGTCGTCGAAACAGCAGGCGCGGGACGCTATCGCAAAGGTTGCGGCTGGGTTGCGCCCTAATTCTGGGGTGGATGTTAATAAGACGCTCGCCCATTTGAAACAGGTTTTTGATGGTATTACGGTGCGTGCTGCTGATAATACGGAAGTGTCTACGGGTAAGGATCTGGCTCATGATTTTATGGGTAAACTTGCTGAGCGTGCCCGTGTTCGTGAAGAAAACGCCATGTTGGATGGGTTACAGGGTATCCCTACTTTGTTGCCTGGGTTGGATAAGTATACGTCCGGTTGGCAGGGTGGGCAGATGATTGTGATTGCTGCCCGTACCGGTGTGGGTAAATCAGTGTTTGCGGTGAATTGTGCGGCTGCGGCTTGTGCCGCTGGTAAGTCGGTCATGTTTTTTTCGTTAGAGATGAAACGTGATGAGATTGAGAACCGGTTGGTGTCGTGTATGTCTGGTGTCCCTTTGAATGATTTGAAGCAGGGAATGGTGAAATCTGAGGATACACAGAAACTCAAGGATACGTTGGATGCTTTCGCTGGGATGCGGTTAGTGTTAGATACGTCGGCTTCTGTCACTATTGATTCTATCCGGTCTAAAGCGGTTGCGCAGGCGCAGTCACCGGCTGGGTTAGACATGATTGTGATTGATTATCTTCAGTTGATTGAGGCCACGAATGTTCGGCAGAGTGCTTCTCGTGAGAACATTGTTTCTGGTATTTCGCGTGGCGTGAAAATGTTAGCGAAAGAGCTGGATGTGCCAGTGCTGGTGTTAGCCCAGTTGAATAGGGCTAGGGATGGTGAGGAAGAGCAGATACCTACCCATGAGAAGATGCGTGAGTCACATGGTATTTCTCAGGATGCGGACATGATTGTGATTCTTCACCGTGAACAGGCTACAGATAATACGGTTATCCCGAAAACACGGGTTATTTTGGATAAGAACCGTCACGGTGCCTCTGGTAAAACTATTCTGTGTCATTCTAACCTGGAGTGTTCGTTGTTTAGGGAGATGAAGAAGAAACCGAAGCAACCCGAAACCCCAGATGATAGTGTTGTTGAGGATGGTTTAGACGAGTATGGGGATAAGGAGGATTGGGATTTCTGATGCCACGGAAACGGAAGTATGCGTTCAAAGATGACCCGATGGTGACGGAGGACACGGACAGTATTTTTGATACTGTAGAGGAAACAGGGGAGAACGCTCAGGCGGATGTTTTCATGAGTCACCTGGTGAATGATTACCATATGGTGGGGAAGTACCGCACCTATTTTGAGGTGAATAATGTTTCCGCTACATTGGGATTGATCCGTAACCTGTATAAACATTTTGTGGTGTCTGATGGTGTCCCAGAGAACGTGTTTGTGGTGGCGGTTGAGAAGGTTATTAGGAAGCAGCAGGTGTTGTCCCTGAAAAGTGTTGGCACCTATGTTTTGGTGGCGCAGAAGAAACAGTGGAGGCGGGTATGAGTGATAAACTTGAACAGTTGAAAGCTACTTTGGGTGATTCCATGTTAGCTAAACCAGCTGTTGTGAACCATAATAGCACGGATTATGGGCGTTTCCATGATTTTATGGAAATGTTTTCTCGTAACCATGAGACCACTGATGCTGGGACACGTGAAGCTGTGGTGTCTAGTAATCTTCAAGAGTGGGTTGCTTCTTTGCCGGTGAGGTACCGTGATGTGACGGTACGTACTCTCAAAACCCAGTATGCGGGGGAGTCCACCACATGGGTGTGTGAGACCCTAGAAGCCACCCCTGAGCCTGTTTCATGGTTCCTGGGTGGTAGAGGTGACTATAATAATGTTGTTGCCGCATACGCTATTCTGCGGCGTTACATGGGGTTAGGGTACACAACACCAGCGGGTTCCAGGGTCATTAAAGAAACCGACCTGCTCAGGATGGGCCGTGCCGGGTACCGGGGAGTCACAGAATACGAGCAACTCCTCAAAACACCTATCACCGCCACCATTTTTGAAACCAACAGTATCACCACAAACTATAGTGAACAACAAGACACCTACATTAGTGGGTTGTTAGAAAAATTCTACGAAAACAACACCGCCACCATCATAGTGTCCCCCCTACCCTTCACAGAATGGGTGAGTAAACTTTCTCATACCACAGAAAACCAGATCAGGGAAATGCTGGGTACAAGGATACTAGACGCCACCCCCAAAACTGTAACCAACAATACAACAACCAACACGACGAAATGGTGGGATAATGAAAATTAGAGTCACACGCCCCAGTTTTATTCAAGCAACACAATGGGTACGTAAAGACACAGGAAACGCCAACATATGGATTCTCAGCATTGACGATAACGGGGAAGGTACACTCTCCAGTGTCTCCCCAACAGGGTTCCTCCTTGCCCCGTTCACCATACAAGGAGTAGATACGCCACGTAAACTCTCCGTCCGTTTAGATGGTGCGTCCCTCCTCAACGCTCTCACCGTCATCAAAACCAAGAACGAAGAAACACCTCTTCGCCTCACCTTCGAGTTCACAGGTCAACAAGTAACCAACGTCACCATCCTTGACGGAAAATCTAGGTTCCGTATACCCGTACTTGGGGGTTCCCGCCGCACCCTACCAGAATTCACCATGATCGGGCATGTGGACGGGAAAGAATTCATGTCCCTGTTGAAAGGGGCACACGAAATCACAGATACCCAAAACACTGCCCGCCCCTACTTCTCCGTTATCTTCCTCAAAACTCAGGCAGATAAACTGGTTGCCACCTCCGCTTTAGCGAACACCACCTTTCAAGGGGCATGCGGATTCACCCCACTTGAGGGATACCAGAATAACATGGTGTTCAATGTCCCTGAGTCAGCTGTGAAACTGTGGGCACCTGAGGGGTATACGGAGCTTCTTTACGTGCCTTCTACTGGTGCTTTTGGGGTGCGCACCGAAGAGGGGAACATCACTATTGTGAACGTGGTATCTACTAATGTCCCCAATATTGAGGCGAACACGAAACGTCATGTTGCTGTCCCCAAAAACAGTGTGATACTACCGAGGGCGGCTGTGCTCTCAGCTATTGGTGTTGCTAAACAGGCGTCCCGCTCTGAGTCCAGTGTTCTTTTCAAAATTACTGATGATACTTTATTTGTTGCTGACCGGGAACAGAACACGGTGATTGAGGTACCGGTTACAGGTGTGAACACACCAACGGAGGACGAGTTTTCCTTGAACATTCTGGTGTCAACCCGCCTGTTCAAAGCCGCTAAAACAGAGAAAGTGCTCTTCGTGTTCGGTGGGATGAATTGTTATATACAACCCATTGAGAAGCAGGAACCTGTAGAAGACACTATTGTGTGCGGGAAACTCGCTAAACACTAGCAAAAACAAGGGAGGGTAGGTGTAGTGGGGTTAGTGGTTCCTATTATTATTGTATGGGCGGTGGTGTGTTGCTGTCAGCCACCATCCTGGGTGACCCCCCGTAAAACTAGCCGGTTCACGTGGGTAGGGTTACACACCATGTCAGCACTCGTTGGGGGTATCACAGCTCTCATCCCCAACCTTGGGTTCCTTCTTCCTGTCCTGGTGTATGTGTTCATTGTTTCCACAGTCACTGATTTGTGGTGGCGGAAAGTTTCAGAGCCTTGGTTGTATTTCATCAACCTTGTAACACTCACCTACTATACAGTAGAACATGTTCAACAACCCCAACTGGTGGGGCATATTTGGGCGTTCAGTCTCATTTTCCTGTTTCTTGCCCGCACCCTAACCATGTTCGCCGCTGATGTACTACTCGTCAGCACCTATATTACGATCACCCTACCTGTCATATTAGCGGCGGAACCGGTGCTGTTAGCTCTCAACACTATTGTGGCTACACTTCTGTTAGTGGTGGGGTTCCTCACGTTTCGAGAACGCGGGTTCCCAGCCGCACCGTTCATAGGGGTGCCGTTCCTGGCATGTATTTTGATATGAAACCCCAACATATTTTCCACCAGCACACTTCTTTTGGGGTGGTTAGGATAAAAAGGTAAAGGTAAACCATGAGTGATGAAGAATTTGACAACCTAGATGATGTTCTCAACAACACAGTGGACAACCAACCAGTTGACACTATCTTAGAGACTGTAGAAACTGAGGTTATAGGCAACACAACCACCACTATAGAAGATACCCCACTCACCCAAGATGAGGCGCTGGAACTTACCGAAGCTATCCAGTCAACAGTGACCGCAGTATATGTGATGCTGTGGCGTGCCCACCAAGGGAAAGCATATAAAGCGTTAGGGTATGACACCTGGGAAGAGTATGTGCGTGAACGGTTTGATTTTAGTGTCCGTAAAAGCTACCGTCTCCTTGATTTAGCGCAAACCGTGAAAGCTATTGAGGAAGCCGCCCCCGAAGATACAGAGGTACATCTCACGAGTGCCCAGGTACAAGACATTAAACGTGAACTGCCTCGTGTTACAGCCCGTGTCCGCACTGAGACTGAGGGTAAAACACCTGAAGAGTCCACACACATTATTGGGAGTATTGTGGACGAAACCCGTGCTGAAGTGAAGGAACAAAAGAACGTTACCACCCCAGAACCAGACGACACCAATACCCCCCAGGAAAATGAAGATGTGGTGCGGGAAGAAACCGAAGAAGAAGAGTACGCTAGGTTAGAGGAAGAAGCAGATAAAATCCTCGAAACCCACAATATTACACCTCACACCCCGTCACCCCATGAAGAGAACCCAGAAACCCCCAAGGACACATCAAACACTATGTATGATGATGGGGAAACGGTAGCAACACTGAGCATGTATGGGGAAGAGAACACGTTAGAGAACGGGTTCAAAAAGATTAGTCTCCACAACTTCTACACGTTCATTGCTCACCTCCCGAACCTCCCGGAACCCGAGATCGCGGTACAAATCATGCCCGAAGAACGCACCCGTGAAACCATTATCGCTGTTCAAAGCGTCAAATTGTGGGCAGAAATTTTCTTGAGTCTCCTCCCCGAAGACCTACAAGAAGAAGACTTCGTGAAACTGATGACAACACCAAAAGAATAACCACCCCTCATGGAGACGGGTTCGGGGTTCACCGGGTTAGGTGGACCCCATCTTTTATGCTATCCTAGAAGGTAACAACCTAAATAGTTATAGAGGAAACAAAACCTGTGATCTACCCGCTTTATGGTGAAAACGTTATCAGCTACGATGAAATACCAGATGTCACTCGTGAACAAGCACTCCGTATCCTAGAGAACCTTGCCGACCAAAAAACTGGGTCCTGTGTGCTCTCTGGTGGTATTGGGACGGGCCGAATGTTCCTCATCTCTTGTCTACCAGTAGTATTGGATCGTTACCCTATGACTGGGTTCGTTCCTGAGGGTGCCCTCTATATGGCGAACACACCATACCAGGAAAACTATGATCCGTCCCGTGAGCTTCAAGACTATTTAGGGCAGAACGGGTTACGTGAAGACACCGTGTTTGTGGTGACTTCTGACCCGAAGGTGGCAGTGAATGTGAATTTGATGGTGCCTGTAGTGTTAAAAATGGATACTATGGATTATGAGCAAACCTACCAGGATGGTTTGTTCACATATTGGCCTGTTGTTGATGTGAATAGTGTTGATGTGAGCGCTGATGATGTGGCGGCTTCCCTCAATATTTTTGAGTCCACAGGTGTGTCACATGTGCCGATTATTGAGCGGCAGGAATCTATCGGTAATTTCATGTCTGCGGTTATGAGTAAATATTCTGGGGTGTGGCATGAGTTCCCGCTCGGGTGTTGGGTGGATGCTTATTCTAAAGCTGTGACAGTAGCGACGCTGCGTGGGTTAGGTTATGGGTTGGATGCTTTCTCTACTATTTTGATGACTCACGCCCACGATTTTGAACGTATCTTTGTGGAAAATGTATTCATGGTAGAAACCAGTGTCCCTGATGTGGTGGTGTCTAAGACGACGGCGACCCCACAGCGTGTGGAGGCACCACAACAACACCCAACACCCAACACTGGTAGTAAACCGGAACATGTTGTGTTCCGTGATTTAAAGAAGGTTACAGAGAACCTGAAACGTGAGGTGGTGGGGCAGGATGAACCTATTGAACAGATTGTTGGTTCTCTTTTTGTTCCTGCGGTGGGTGTACGTGGGGGGAAACCGTTGCGTTCTTTCTTGTTTATGGGTGCTACCGGTGTTGGGAAGACACAGACCGCGAAACTGATGGCGGAGCATGTGATGACTTCCCCCATGAACTTTGTTCAAATTGACATGAGTGAGTTCGGGGAGAAACATAATGTTTCCCGGTTGATTGGGTCACCCCCAGGGTATGTGGGTTCCGAAGATCCCAGCATGTTAGAAACCATTCTCACAGAGCACCCTCAATCGTTGATCCTGCTTGATGAGGTGGAGAAAGCACACCCAAATGTGTGGGATGTGTTTCTTCAGGTGTTCCAGGATGGGCGGCTCACCACAGGTCAAGGCGTGACCCTGGATTTTAGTGAAACCATTATTGTGATGACCTCCAACCTTGGGTCTGATGTGTTGTCCCGCCAACCAACAGGGTTCACTATTGGAAAGCAACCCACACCTGGTGTACGAGAACTTGACGGGGTATTGCGGGCACATTTCCGACCGGAACTTATTAACCGTATTGATACGCAGGTTGTGTTCAATAATTTGGGGACCACAGCGTTAGAGAACATCATTCATCAACGTATTAGTGAGGCGAATACACAAATCAGTGCTCAAGGACATAAATACGTGATTGAACCTCTTGAGGATGATACGGTTCAGGTTCTTATCAGGAGACTGGATTCACGGTATGGTGCCCGTGGTGTCCGCCGTGTTGTGGAAGATGCTATCATCACTCCTGTAGCCCAGTTTGTGCTCACTCAACCGGGTAGGAAACGTGTTCAACGGCTAAGGGTGGATATGTCTCAGGATGGTGTGACCCGCGTGGAACCTGTGACTGGGCGGGCACAGAAAACGAAGAAAGCCGCATAAACGGAAGAATGAGGTAAAACATATATGGGGTTCCTAGACAAAGCAAATAAAGTTAAGCAATTTTCTGATACAGGTGAAGAACCTGTCACCCAGGGGGTACAGCATCACGTGAATAGTGTTGATGCTATGCCGCAGTCACAGTTCTCGGGTAAAGCTAACCCAGACGACATTATAGGTACCGGCACTGTTGAAACCAATAGTACACCTGTGACCGCCTATAATGTTGCTGACGACATTGTTACAGCAGATGTGACAGAAGAGCTGACACCGGCTGTTCAACCTCACCAAGAAACCACGAAATACGGGTTCGACACCACCACGCATGAGGATACAACACCTGTTGCGTCTACTGTGGAAACTAAACCCACAGAAACCACCACAAGCAAGAATCAGAACACTAGTGTTGAGAAAACCACTCAAACACCGAAACAAGGTGCTCAACGTGTCCGTGGTGTTGATGTGCGTCGTGTCCTCCGTGTCTCCAACAAACTTAAGTCTTTGGAACACGACATGCTGGTGCGTGTCCTCTCCTTCTTCAACATTACTGATGTCACTGACACCCCAGAGGCACACGAAACCCATGTTGAAGCCGTCATCAGTTACGACCCGAACATTCGTACTGTTTTGAAGAACTTCCAGTCCGTGACCGGTTTGGATTCAGACGTGTGGGCGGCTATCCGCACACTACGGCTACCGTTGAGTGAAGCATGGGACCTATATGATCTGTTTAGTGCGCTCACCACCTCCGATGAGAAGAACAAGCCAGAGGATTTGGATGGTATCGCGTTCCAGGTAGCTAAAATGACGAAAGACCTGGACGAAGACGCACGAACATCTGTACAGATCGTTGAAGAACTCTTCACCATTGTAGACGACAACAAATAGAAAACCATGAATAGAGGTGCCGGGTAGGGTATGGTACAAAACTACGACGTATATGTGAACCATGACACACAATATGATGTGTTAGAATTCACGGCTACACAGCAGAAAAACACTGCGGGTCGCACCGCCATAGTAGCGTTACACCGTACCCTACCGGACACCACCCTCACAGAACACGATGACATCCTTACCCTCACCACACCGCTCACAGCAGCAACCCGACGCACTATAACACGTGTCCTCTCCGGGTTGCGCCACAAAATACGTGTCATCACTGACACCAACCAGCTCTACGAAACACTTGGGTACTCCGGTGTTATCACCTACACACCTGGGGCGAACACTTTCCAAGCAGCCCCACTTCTCCCAGACTTCCATACTGACACCAGCACTATGCTCGCTGGTATCGGGGCATACCCCAACAAAGACGGTACCCGCAACATCTCCTTAGCGAACCTCTTCGGGTTCCTCACCTCTAACACCAACACCATCTACCCGTTAGTGTTAGACAAAAACATTCTCTCCATCATCTCACAACCCATCCCAGGGTTCACCGGTCACCTCACTGATCTACAAGAACACACTATAGGCGAACTATCCTTCGTAGCTAACGACACGCAAACAGCGAAAGACCGGCGTAAAACCAAGAAAACACTCACCGAAAAAATGGAGAAATTCGGGTTCACCAACCTCTACGAACTCCTCCTCAACCGTCCCCGACACTATATAGACAAATCTAAACCACAAAACCTCTCCGATCTCACCCTCGGAGAAGAAGCCACCATTATCGGGGAAATTGATTACATCAAAGACCTCGCTAATAATGCGGGTGTCCTCTTCCGTATCAACCTTGACGGTGGCGGCAGTATCAGTGTGAGCTTCTTCAAACAGCATTGGCTTAAAACTAAACACCCTGTGGGTACTCAAGTATTAGTAACAGGAACCGTGAATGAGTACCGTGGGCGGCTCACCATGACCGGGAAAACCATTGAATCCCTCAACATAGGTAGAGACGTACCCGTGGTCCCGATCTACGCTCAATCACCTACACAAGGTATCACCACCAAAGTAGTGTCAAACGCCACCCGTGAACTTCTAACCCGTCTCAACTTCCCAGGGAACCAACGTATTGTGACACCCCACTATTTGCGTGCCCCTAAAATCATGGGGTTCCAGGAAGCGTTAGAAGCTATCCACTACCCAGCAACCACGCAGGAAGCCTACCAGGGGATTTATGCGCTCGCCTATTATGAACTCTTATACACCCAAGTGCTGTTGAAGGACGCGAACGAGGCGGCAGCTACCCGACGGGGTGTCACCAACACCCCTACAGGGGAACTAACCCAAAAAGTGATTGACACATTACCGTACACACTCACCAACGACCAGAAGACCGTATATGAGAAAACGAAGAACCTCATGGGATACGAAGAACCGTTTACGGGTTTGTTGAGTGCTGATGTGGGGGCTGGTAAAACCATTATCCAATTCTTGGCGTGCCTTCAAACAGTGGAGGCTGGGAGGCAGGCAGTGATTATTGCTCCCACCGAAATCTTAGCGCGACAACTCTACACCAACCTCACCCGTATCCTAGAGGAAGCTAACCTCACGGACACGGTGTCTACAGGGTTCCTGGTGGCTGGTTTGAAAGCTAAAGAGAAACGTGCCCTCACAGCGAGTATTCGTGATGGTGGGACACAGATTATTGTGGGCACCCATGCGGCTTTGACGAAGCAACTAGAATTCCATGATCTGGGGTTCGTATGTTTTGATGAGCAACAAAAATTTGGTGCCGCTCAACGCACTGTCCTTCTTGATAAACGTGAGGATGGGCATGTCCCGGATTTTATGATGGCAACCGCAACCCCCATCCCAAGGTCTGTAGCACAGATCATGTTCGGTAATATTACTCTGCTAGAGATTCACGAGAAACCGGCTGGACGTAAACCTATTAGAACAACCTGGCACCCAGAGCACCCCACTATCATGATGGAAAATTATCATCACCCCATGTGGGAAGATGTACGTGCCGAACTTGACCTTGGGCATCAAGCATTCATTATCACACCTTTAGTGGAAGCGTCAGAGAAAATAGATGCCGCCTCCGTGACAAGTACACATCACGAACTTACCTCCACCGTGTTTACCGGGTACCGTGTCGGTTTCGCGCACGGAAAAATGAAACGCGACCAGCAAGAGGAAGTGATGCGTGCTTTCCGTGCTGGTGAATATGATGTGTTGGTGGCGTCTACGGTGGTGGAGGTTGGGGTAGACATCCCGAATGCTACCCGTATGGTTATTTTGTCTGCTGACCGGTTGGGTGCTTCCACGCTTCACCAAATCCGTGGGCGTGTGGGCAGGAACTCGTATGATTGTGCCTGCTACCTGGTGGCGCAAGCAACTAGTGAGAACACGGTACGCCGGTTAGAATCCTTAGTGAATAGTCAAGACGGGTTCCGTATCGCACAGGAAGATTTGTTGAACCGGGGTGAGGGGGATGTTCTCAGTAGTACACAGGCTGGTGGTGCGGCTACCAGGTTCGCGTCGTTACGGCATCATGCGCACCTGTTAGAGCCTACAAGTGAGCATGCTGACCGTATCCTGGGTTCACCGTACCGGCAGGAAGCTATCATAGAAGCCAAACGAATGTTCGTGGATGTTGAATTCCTCAAATAATAAAAGATCTTAGGGGTTTAGTATGGGTGAAACAACGAAGAAACGTTTCAAGGAACACATAACGAATTTAGGGACTGTCGCCTATGAGCGGGTGTTCAATATGCGCACCACACTGGGTGACATCCGAAAAATCTATAATCAAAAAAACAGTAGGGCATACCGTATCATTCTTGGTGTCCTCGCTGTTTCTACTGTTGTTGGGGTACTGCTGGATGTTTTCACACCGTTCCAGCATGTGTTTTTGGTGTTGCGATGTTTCGCGGCGCTCGGTGTTGGTGTCCCCGTGTTCATTCTCGGGTATAGTGGTACGTTGTGGCTCCACTATAAGCGTGTAGCGTCCGCTTATCCTGCCACCCCGTGGGTTCCATTACGGTTACGCCCCGTGTTCAGTTATAGAAACCGTATGTCTTTGTTCATTATTGTTGCTGCCATCTGTGTGGTGTACGCTACTGGTGTGATGAACAAGGACTGGTCGTATTCTTTCATGTTTGGTGTTGTGTTCGCTGTTATTTATGGGATGTTCACGTTTACCCGTAAAACTGCTGATGAAGCTGCCCGCACCCAGTTGGGTGTTGCTGCTAACCCCGAAGAGTATGATGTGATAGCGAAAACCCGTGAGGCTGTTCAAAAACGTCACAAACAACAAAAACTCAAGAAGCAGCAGAAACAGGTGGCGCGTGTACGTCGTACCCGTGGTAAAGCTAAAGCTGAAGAGTTACAGGCACGGTTTGATGCTGAAAACCAGGCATACGATGAACAGGAAGCCAAGAGTAACCCTGATGTTGCGTTTGATGAAATCGTCGCTGAACTAGAGAACGAGTTTGACGACACCCCGCCACAAAATAACGAATAACACCCATACACCCCATATAGTCCCCCAAGGTTTTGTTTGCTGGGGGGGGGCTATATTTTTTGTTTTACAACCCGATCAAAACGAAGCGTGAGAACACCTGTTATTATAGAATCTACTAGTGGTAAACCCAACCAGAAAACCAGCACCCAAAAGATGGGTGATGATGATATGGGTGCGCCCCTTTTTGGATACGTATGTGAAGGAAAATAGTACCTTGGAATTTGAACAACACACCAACAACCCCTACCACGGGTTAGAAGCACCCAGTATCAACGCTCTTCTGGGGATCCCTAACCCGGATGGCACCATCAACCTAGATGCTAATAAGGAGGCTGCTCGCCGTTTCTTCCTCGATCATGTGAACCAGAACACTGTGTTCTTTCACACTCTCAAAGAGAAGCTGGATTATCTGGTAGAAAACGACTACTATGAGCATGAATTCTTAGAGAAATATAGTGAAGAATTCATCAAAAACCTGTATAAACGAGCCTACGGTTATAAGCACCGTTTCCAGTCCTATCTTGGTGCCCTCAAATACTACACCTCCTATACCCTCAAAACCTTTGACGGGGAACGATACCTCGAACGGTACGAGGATAGGGTTACCGCTGTAGCACTCTACCTCGCTGATGGGGACGAGACACAGGCTGAGCATCTAGTAGACGAAATCATGAGTGGACGTTTCCAACCTGCCACACCAACATTCCTCAACGCCGGTAAGAAACAGCGGGGTGAACTCACCAGTTGTTTCCTCCTGGAGATAGCAGACGACATGAAAGCTATCGGGCGTGCTATCCAAAACGCTCTGGAGTTGTCGAAACGTGGTGGTGGGGTAGCATTCAACCTCAGCAACCTTAGAGAAACTGGGGCACCCATCAAGAAGATTCAGAACCAGTCCTCGGGTGTGGTACCCGTCATGAAACTTCTTGAGGACGCTTTCTCCTATGCTAACCAGTTGGGGGCGCGTCAAGGCGCAGGGTCTGTGTCGTTGAGTGTACACCACCCGGACATTATGCGGTTCTTGGATACGAAACGTGAAAACGCGGACGAAAAGATTCGTATCAAAACCCTCTCCGTGGGTGTGGTGATGACCGACAAAATGGTGGAACTCGTTACCACAGGTGACATGATGTACACCTTCTCCCCTTATGATGTGGAACGCATCTATGGTGTACCGTTCGCTGACGTGAACATTAGTGAAGAATACGATAAACTGGTGGAAAACCCGGAGATCACGAAATACCAGGTTGACCCGCGTAAACTGTGGAACACTATTGCGGAGCTACAGTTTGAGTCAGGGTACCCGTATATTATGTTTGAGGATACTGTGAACCGCCGCAACCCGATTCATGGTAAAATCAAGATGAGTAACCTGTGCCACGAAATCCTACAGGTACAGACACAGTCCACGTTTGACAGTGAAGGTCATTATGATAAGCGGGGGCGTGACATTTCCTGTAACCTGGGGTCTATGAACATTGCTCACGCAATGAAGTCACCAGATTTTGGTGGAACCGTGGAAACAGCTGTTCGTTCCCTCACCGCAGTATCAGATATGGCTGACTTCTCTTCGGTGCCTTCTATTAAACGTGGTAACCAGTTGTCACATGCTATCGGGTTAGGGCAAATGAATATGCACGGGTTCCTTGGTTCTGTGGGTATCCCTTATGATTCTGAGGAAGCCCTAGATTTTACGAACATTTATTTTTACACCGTAGCGTACCATGCTATCCGTACCTCTAACTTGATCGCACGTGAACGGGGGGAAGTGTTCTATAATTTTGAGAAGTCCACGTATGCTTCCGGTGAATTCTTCACTAAATATGTTGAGGGTAACTTCGGGGTCATTAAAACTGAGAAGGTCTGTGAACTTGTCGAAAACTCAAACCTTCACCCGCCAACACGTGAAGACTGGGTGCGTTTACGTGATGATGTGATGGTGTACGGGTTGTATAACCAGAACCTTCAAGCCGTCCCACCCACGGGTTCCATTTCATATATTAATGGTGCCACCTCTTCTATCCACCCGGTTGCGGCGCAGGTGGAGGTGCGTAAGGAAGGTCGTGTAGGGCGTGTTCATTTCGCGGCACCAGGGTTAACGAATGAGAACCAGCACCTGTTTGAGGATGCGTATTCTCTTGGCCCTGAACCTATTATTCGTCTCTATGCTGCCGCGCAGGAGCATATTGATCAGGGGTTATCGTTGACCCTGTTCTTTAATGATACGGCTTCTGCTATGGATTTGATTGCGGCACAGCATTATGCGTATAAGCAGGGTATTGGTACTTTGTATTATGTGCGTTTGCGTCATTCAGCGGTTCCTACCTCTGAGTGTGAGTCGTGTACCCTCTAACAGACGCAAAGAGGTTCTAGGCAGAAGATTACTGGGGTGTGAATCCTCCCGGTCACTCAACAAGTGGGAAACCAGGGGAGGGTTCACCCCCCTTTTTTTCTTCTATACTTTCGGGTTTTGGGTGTGATACGGCTATAATAGAGTATAACTATCCCTTATAGACGCCCGTCAAGGCTGCCCCATTATACGAATAGTCGTGCGGCTTTTTGTCTGAACACCCATGAACGGGTGCCACGGCAGGAACTCTCACATTACGATCACGTAATGACCAGCCTGCCGCGCACAGAATCTGATAAACACCTCCCCCACGCTTCTTAACCATAGTGTGTTTATGATGAACATGGTGAGTGCTCTCCCGTTTTTTGGGTTGGTTTTGCGGTGCTTTAGGAGTAGGCTCAGTCTTTTTCAGGGGGTGTTTGAGTGGGCGTAACGATCCTTTAGAATTACGCCTCCTATTTTTAGAAGAATGCTTCTTCCTGGTCTGGCACGCTTTCCGGTGCTTATCCTTATCTTTCAACTTACTGGCAATATTTGCTGCGGCATTCTCGTCACGGTCCCAACCAACATGACACGACAAGCAAATAGGCGTGTGGTAATCTGTCATGTCGAGTCGCGTGTCACAACGATAACATTTCTGAGACGTATACGCGGCTGGAACAGTCATAACCCGCCCACCGTTCGACTCCACCATCTCCGTAATACGTTTGACGATCAGACCACGAACCCACCGGCCATGCTTCATAGTGTTTTGAATGTGGGATAAGTCCTCAACCGCGACTAAAGCGTTGTTATATTTCCATGAAAGATCCGCTACTTCTTGCCCAATCAGAATAGCAAGCTCTTTACGACGATTCGACAACGCTCGACGGTGCGGCTCCACCTCACTAACCCGTCCCTTACAGTATAGTGTTGCTATTTGTGTTTTCGATCTCTTGATTTTATTCTCTAAAGACCGGACACGCTGGTTCATAAACGACGCTTCCACAACCTGGTTAGTAGTGATGTCACGAACCACTGCCGTGGTGTGATGGGTGAGACCAACATCAACACCCACCACGTATGTATCGCTAAAAGGGGTGCGTTCAACCGGAACATCTATATACCAGTTGAACATCACACGATCCCGATCATCAATACTGATGGTGGGCGCAATAATCCTTACACCTGATTCAATGAACCTCTCAGGTGCTTTGAATTTGAAGGTAACCCACCTTTTATTGACAACCATGTCAAGCTCAGTAGTAGAACCTTTTACCCTAATCACATGGTATTGTTTATCAGTAGCACTGAGCGCGAGACGCGGCTTCAAATAAGCTGGTTTATTATTATTGGCAGTACGTTTGAATCCTATGGATGTATATTTATCAGTCTGTCCGGGGTGCGTTTTACAGCGTTCGTTCCAAGAGCGAAGCTGTGACACAGCGTATTCCTGGATCATTTTCTCAAACCTGCTACGACCAGTACCACGCCCAGTTGAAGATAGTTTAATCCCTATCTGGCGGCCTGCCTCAGCGGGCTTCAACCCATCATACTCAGAGACTTTCTCTAGATTAGCCACAGTGATATGTTTCAGCGCTTCAGTAGCACATAGCGTAGCGTCGTTCCGTATTTCTTCAAGAACAGTGTGGAGGTCTAAACTGATACCGGTTTTCTTATCACAACAAGTATAAGGACGGAGAGAGTAAGTGCGGGTTACACTACTCATACAAGCGTCCTTTCTATTTCCATCTTTTGTGTTTGTGGTATACTAATTATACTAACATTGTAGCACAACAATAGAAAGACTATAATACTCACAATTTTTTACACCCTTTTGGAGAGGCTGGTACCTTATTTTGTCCCCACAAACCCCAACCACTGCTACACAGGATTTCGCTCATGATGTGATTGAGCAGGACGCCGCTGTGTTCCTGGATTCACGGCAAGTGTCCTATAGCCGGTATGTGGTGCTCAACCGTGCTCTGGTGCGTGCTGACGGTGTTAAACCTGTGGTGCGTCGTATCCTCTATACTATGCTTCAATCCGGGTTGACACCGGTGAAGAAGCATATGAAGGCTGCTACAGTGGCGGGGCGTGTCATGGAGTATCATCCGCACGGGGATTCTTCGATTGAAGAAGCGTTAGAGAACCTGGCGTTGGATCATACGATGAGGTTACCGCTGGTAGACCCGCAAGGCACTATGGGGAATAACTTTGGTAACAAGCCGCCCGCGCCCAGGTATTGGGAGGCACGGTTATCCACCTACGGGTTTGAGCTGGTGCGGGAGACGTTACAGCATGCGTTGCCGATGGGTGTGAACTATTCGGGGGAGAAACCGGAACCTGAAGTGTTACCAGCAAGGTTCCCGAACACTATTATTAATGGGACGTTCGGTATTGGTGTGGCGTTCGCGTCTAGTATTATGCCGCATAACCCGACAGAGGTTATGGAAGCCTGTGTAGCGTTGAACAAGAACCCTGAGCTGAGTGTGGATGAGCTTCTAACGATTATGCCTGGCCCTGATTTCCCGACGGGTGGTGTGGTGTCTAATGTTGAGGGTATCCGTGAATACTATGAGACGGGTGCGGGCACTATCACCCATACGGGGGCGTATACGGTGGAAGAGATGGGGCGCGGGAAAACCCGGATCATTTTCCATGAAATACCGTACCGTGTAGACATTAACACGCTCATGGAAACCATTAATAAACATATGGTGGCTGGGGTGGACGGTTTTGACCGTATCGCTCGCGCCTATGATGCGTCTGGTACGAAACATAGGACACGTGTCATTATTGAAACGAAACCTGGTGCGCCCGTACAAACCGTGTTGGACGCTCTGTTTAAGCGCACACATTTGCGGACAAGTATTAGTGCCAATATGACTGTGTTGCGGGGGAACACTCCTACACGGGCTGGGATGCTCACCATTCTTCAAGACTTCTTAGATTTGCGGTGTGAATGCGTGAAAAACAAGTTCACGTATCAGGCAGAAACACTGGGTGGGCGTCTCACTAATTTGCGGGCTTTAGAAACTATCCTAGTGGATGTGGATAAGGCTGTGAGTATTATTCGGGGTAGTAACACCCAAGAGTCTGCGCTAAAGAAACTGAGGAAAACTTTTAAGTTGACACAGGGGCAGGCGGAATATATTATGTCACTTCAACTGCGTAGGCTAACCCGTGCTGATAAGGCTGAAACCATTAAAACCATTGGGGAGCTTCAAACCGAGTTGGATACTATCAACAGTATTGTTGCTAGTGAAGAGAAGCTACGGGAACAGGTGGGTGTTGAATTGTTGGAAACACTCAAGGTTGTTGCTGATGTGCGGCGCACTGTTTTGGATTCTAGAACAAGTGAACAGGTGAAAGAGGCTGAGGCGCAGGCGAAGAGTCAAGCCCAGTTGTTAGAACGGAACGAACCAGTGTGGGTGACTCGTTTCACGAACGGTACTGTGCTACGCACCATGACACCGTACACACCACCGGCGGGTAGTGTTGGGCATGGTTTTGTTGCTGAAACTATTCTGGTGCGTCCGAAGGACAGTATTGTGTTGATTGGTGCTGATGGTGTAGGTCACCGTGTCCCCGTCCTCAATTTGAGTGAAACCATGCCTTATGATTTGGTGGGGGCTGGTGTAGACGCAATGGGGGATACCCGTATTGTTGCGGTTGCTGTGGAGAACCCGTGTGAACCTGCCCGTGGGGTACTATTGGGGACACGGTTGGGTAAAGTGAAATTGTCGGCTACTGATTTCGTGGCTTCTCGTGACGATTTCCCAGTGATAAGTCTCAGTGATGGGGATACTGTGGTGGGTGGTGCTTGGGTACCGGTTGAAGGTGATTATCGTGTCCTGATGGCGTCCACTGATTACAGCATGTTGGTGTTCGATGTTGATGAGGTGCGGGTGTCTGGTTCCCGTGCTGGCGGTGTTGCTGGGTTGAAACTTAAAGGTGAAGCACAAGTGGGGTATGTGGGTGTCACCCCAGTAAGTAAGGTACAGGACACTCTGATTGGTTCTACTACAAATAATAGTATGAAGTTCACAGCGTTTACTGATGTGCCGGTGAAGAAACGTGGTGGGCAGGGTGTGAATGTTCATAAGCTCCTCAAGAATGATACCGAGTATACAGGAGTCGCTGTTGGTAGTGACCTCAAAGTAGTGGTTGATGGGCGTGTGGTGGCGTCCCCACCGGTGACTCCGAGGGCGCATAGTGGTGTGAAAACCCCCTCCCCTGTAGAGGTTGGTAATGTTCGAGTGGGGGAGAAACAATAGTATGTGTGTCACCGATCATGTTTTACACCGTAGCACCCCGGATAAGGCTTTGATGGGGGCTGCTCATGCTTCCTCTGGTTTAGCTGTTTTTGTGGTTATCCTATGTTTCGCCCCAGCGTTGGCTACCTGGTTGGTGGGGTCTTTTACCCCTGTGATGGTGGTTTTGGGTGCGTTCGCGTTTGTGGCGGGGGCTTTGATCCCTGATTTTGATAATACGGCGTCTACTGTGAAGTCTGCGGTGGGTGTTCTGGGTGCCCCTGTGAGTGGTTTGTTTCGGGGTGCGTCTTCTGTTGTTCAACGGTGGCGCACTAAATATGATCCGCCGCCGGAGGATGTTCACCGTGGGTTTTGGCATTCTTTAGCAGGTGCTGTTACTTTGGGTGCCTTGGTGTGGGGGGCGACGAGTATTAGTGCCCCAGTGGGTGGTTTGTTGGGGTTTGACACGGTTGGTTCGTTGTGTGGGTTTGTGTTGTTGGTGTATTGTGCCCATATTGCGTTAGCGGGGTTATCGGCTGATGTGTTGAAGAAGATGAAGAATGTGCGGGAGAAACATTCTGTTGTGTCGTTCCTGGTGAGTGTGGTGGGTGTGTACATGTTGTTCTGGTTTTTGCCTACCCAGGCGGCGGGTTCGTTCATGTGGTTGGCTGTATGTGTGGGGTTAGGGGCTGTTACCCATATTTTGGGGGATGCTCTCACTGTTCAGGGGGTGCCGTTGTTTGCTCCGTTGATAAAGATTAGGGGTAAACGGTGGTTTGACATTCGTTTTGCGATGTTCCATGCGCATGATGAAGGACTCAATAGGACGGTCAACGGGTTATCAGTACTGGTGATTGTGGGTTCTTTGATTATGGTGTTCCTATTACGGTAGGTTTATGCTGGTATTTGAGTGGGTGATACCTAGATGGTGTCGCCCACTCATTTTTTGTGTTGGCTACAATAAAAACACTGGGAAGAAGAAGCACAAGGGGACAACTATACTTATGTATGAATGCCAAGACTGCCAAGAAACATACCGGCACCTCACGTTCGTGTGCTCCAACTGTCGAAGCACCAACATCACCAAAATAGAGGCACCCGCATCTACAGCCAGAACCACGAAGAACGGTAAACCCCGTGGTGGCATCAAAACGGTGGCTACTCAACCTGTAACCCCTGCCCGCAGTCTCACCCCTGGCACAGATTTCACAGTTGCCCGCACCAAAACTGGTATTGATGAGCTAGATCGTGTCCTAGGCGGCGGGTTTGTTGATAATGAGGTTGTTCTCTTCGGTGCTGTACAAGGCACTGGTAAGTCCACTTTAGCGCTTCAAATGTGTGCTGCTTTCACCAGGCAGGGGCTGAAAGCATTGTATTGTTCAGCGGAAGAAACATTTGAGCAGATCGGTGCCCGTGCTGCCCGTCTCGGTATTACGAGTGAGAACCTGTTCGTGGTGGCTACAGATAGTCTTGAAGAGGTTCTGGGGCATTTTGATGCTATCCAACCAGACTTTTTTATTATGGATTCGTTACAAACTGTTGCTTCGGAGTCTGTGACTGGTAAAACAGGGTCTATTAGTCAAACCAACGAGGCAGCCCACGTGTTGACTGCCCGCATTAAGGACACACCAGGCGCTAAAGGGGTGTTCATTAATCAAGTAACGAAAACGGAAGAGTTCGCAGGGTCTAACACGGTTCAACATTTGGTGGATTGTGTACTCTTTTTTGAGTCTTCTCATGATAGTCCTCTCAAATTTTTGCGTGCCTATAAGAACCGTTTCGGTGAAACAAGTGAAGTAGGGATTTTTAGGCACACGAACACTGGGTTAGAGGAAGTGCCGAACCCTGCTGAAGTGTTCCTCACAGATGAAGAATATTCGTCATCACCTGGTGCTGTGTTCACGGTCATGTCGGAGGGGATACGGCAAATACCGTTAGAGGTACAAGCACTGGTGGTTCCTAGTACCCTGTCAAACCCGAGGAAACAGTTCAACGGGGTAGACCATAATACGGGGCAGATTGTGTGCGCTATTGTGGATAAGTATTGTGACGCGAAACTGTGGGAGAATGATGCTTTCGTGTCTACCGTGTTCGGGTTGCGGCTCAAGGATCCTCTCACGAACCTGGGGGTGGCTGCCGCTATCCTGTCGTCGGCGACAGGGCGGGCACCAGTGGCGGGTACTGTGTTTTTAGGGGAGCTAACGCTTACAGGGCATGTGAGGTCAGTGTTTGACATAGAATATAAGGTGAAGGAGGCGGCACGTATGGGGTTCACTCATGCTGTAGTACCTGCGGCTGCTGAACATGTGCTCAAGAATATGGGTACGAATATGGTGTTCACCTATATTGATACGGTACAAGAGGTTTTGGAGGTTTTCTAGCATTATGGTTATGGTGGTTATTGCGGTTGTTATTGTGGTTCTGTTGGGGTTGTCTATTTTCTATTATGGGCGGTCTTGCCGGAAACTACAGGATGTGATAGAAACCTACTGGAACACTATTGCCCGTGTTTATGGGGAGCGTCTCAACCAGGTTTATGTGTTGTACAATGATGCTGTTCAGGGCGGGAAAACTGAGGCGGCAGAGAAAATAGAGCGTGTCATGAACAATATTGCGTATGCTCTCAAGAACCATACACCAGCGAATTTGAAGTTGAGTGATGATGCGGTTATCAGTATTGTTGTTCCGTTGGCGTCATCTGCGTCTTTAGGGGATGGTGGGTTCAGTGTGGATAGTTTCTATACACGCACCCGCAAAGAGCTGTTGGAGGCTGTTGAGGGGTATAATAGTGCGGTTTTGGAGTACCGTAACTATTCTAAGAATTGGCATAAACTGTTGCGTCTACTACGGCAGGAACCTCACGAATGGGTGATGTTTGAAGGATATGAGACGGAAAACGTGAGGGCACAATAACATGGCTATACCTATCAATAATACTACACCTAATACACCCCGTATACCGGAACCTTCCCGACCAGAGTATGTGGATGACCCTCAAAACCCGTACCATGGGTTGTATACGCAGGATAAGAAGACGGGGGAGTGGTTTGTTCCGTTACCGAAAACGGAGATTGACCCTGTAACTAATATGCCGGTTCTTGTGATTGAACCAGCTGATACGGTTACTACTGATGGTTTGGATGGGCAGGCTGTTACTTTTTTGCGTCCACTTCAGATACCGCCTGATCCGCAAGAGTTGGCGGCGGCACGGAAGAAAGACCGTTTACGGCGTATCCGTGAAGCTAAAGAACGTGCTGAACAGAAGGCGCAGTAGGCGGTCATTATTGTGAATCATGTGTCGTGGCGTAATTGGATGATTTTCGTTGTTGTGATTGTGTTCCTTGGGGTATATGTTTTTGGTGGGTTCGATCACATGTTTGAGTTCGTTTGGGGTTGGCTCACTAGAGTATTCAACTTCTTCTATGAGAAGTTCATGGAGCTGTCGTGGATATAATGGTACACCCCCCTTTCACCTCCCAACGTAGCCCCCGCAACCAGCAGAAACCAGGTTGTGGGGACTACGTTTTGCTATAATATAAGGGTGATAAGAGACTCACCATCAGTCTCAAAAACCGCTAGTTTCCAAGGATCTTAATGACAGAACACAAGACGACAACCAACATGTTTTTCTCCCTTGACGCCCCCGACGGTAACGGTGTGCGCGCTGACGTTCAGGTCACGGTTGGGGAAGCAATGGTGGAAGAAATTCGTGCTCCACGTGGGAAAAAAATGGTTCAGGTGTATTTTGTTCCCCGTGACACGGAAGAGCAATACCCTATTTCTGGTTGGGTGCCCGCGACAGGACCTATTATTGATGCTATCCGTGACGCAGACCAAAATAATAAGCCGATCAAGTTCCGGTTAGAGTCTGTGCGACATAAGAACATTGATCGCACCTGGACTGTGAACAAGAAGAAGTCTAACCAGGTCAGTAACGACCCGAAAGCACCTAAATATGTGGAAGGGAAAGACCGGTTCAAACGTATTGTTGGTGTCGCCCCAGCGGGTACTGAGGACTGGTATTATGATCCTGGGATGATTCAAACAAACCCTAAAGAGGACGCTGATTTTCAAAATCATGGTGGTTCCGCGTTCAACATGAGTTTGGAAGAGCTGAACCCCAATAAAGCGAAACCTGCTTCAACCCCAGCGTACACTGGGTATGAGGCACCTGTGTTCCGTGACTTCAACCAGGACGGTTCGTTGAATCTTGGTGGTAATGGTGTTATTGCTGCCTTGGGTGTCTTATCGTTTGTGCGTGATCATTTGGAGAAGCAGGAGGTGACCTTACCTGAGGAGAAGGTTTTTATGTTGGCGACGAACCTCATCGCTATGGTGAACAATATTCAAATGAATGTGTATCACACCATCGGCGGTAACCCGCCAGCGCCCATGGTGTCCGCTGGTTCACACACCCGTATCCGTGGCGCAATGTTCACCACCATCACCTACAGTCACCCCATCACCCAGGAAGATGTAGAATCTAAAGAAACACTTGGGGCGTGGGCACGGAAAGTAGCGCAAGCAACCCAAGAAACCGTCGAATGGGCTGCCAAAACCATAGAACCCCACCTCAAACACTAACATAGCATTAACAAAAACATTGAGGGGAACCACACAAACAAAGTGGTTCCCCTCAACTATACCCAAAAACTAAACCGACACTTACCCCACAACAGTCCCCCACGATATAAGAACATCAAGAACAAAAACACTCAAAGGTAGGGGAAAACCATATGGGGCACACCGAAACACTCGTGTTCGCTGTACACCGCAAACACGTACTCAACGCCAACAAGATGCTACACCACCAGGTGAAAGCTAAACACATCAAACACTTACGCACCCTCAGCAAAACACTAGGTACCCAACACAAAAACAAACACACCAACACCACCGGTGAACCATTCCCCACATTCCCCGTGTTCACTATCCTCTTCAAAGTCTACCAACCACAAAAACGGTGGATAGACCCACCCAACTTCTCACCCACCTCCAAAGCACTCATTGACGGGTTAACAGACGCAGGCTGGTGGGAAGACGACAACCTAGAACACTCCCTCGAAACCACCTTCCAATACGGTGGGTTATCCGGGATACCAGAAACCTATGTGTTCGAGATGACAATCACAGAACCCGCCGACACCAGCAAATATGTGCTCACCCGCAACCATGAAACCAACATCCGAGAAAAGGTGGAACAAACACTATGATTGAAATCAAAACATTCAACGCAACCAACCTCTTCAACCGTATCACCCACCTACGGATGCTCGGTGACATGCGGTTACCGGTTGCTATCCCTATCCCCATGATCACCTACTTCTTCGGGTCAGCTATCATATGGTCCCCACTATTTTTAGCATACTATTTCATGGTAAGCCCCACCTTATTCCCGCTTGCGTTAGCTTTCGTGCCGCCAGCAATATTCGCAGCCTCCGCTGGGAAACCAAACTTCCCTGGTAAACGGTTCTTCCTTCCCTTCTTCTTCGCCTGGTGTAAACACCTCATGGAGCCACGTGGGTTCGCAGACAGCAAACCAGACGATTTGCGTCCACGCCGCTACTATGTGTCCCAAGAAACCGGTATCTCCCGCCGTAGAGAGCTACAAGAACTTCAAGAAGCCATTAACCAGAAAGCACAACAAACCAACAACTAGGGGTGACATAGGATTGAGTACAAAACCAAAAGATAAAGACGAATACCGGTATTTTCCCACCAACTATATTGGGTACACCACCAGAGGCGCACGATCCCCAGTGTTTTTTGACACAAACAACGCACTCAGGAACGGTAAACCACCAGGCACACTCGTCACTGGTGTCCCTGGTACCGGTAAAACATTCTTCCTCGACACTATCCTCGCCACTAACACGCTCATGGGAAAAATGTCTATCGTCCTCGACTATAAAGGTGACTTCCTCTGGGTCAAAAAACTCGGGTATGAGCTTGGGCATGTGGATGTGTGGGATGTGTCCGCCAAAAACTCCCGTGGACTTCTTGATCCGTTCTTCCTGGGGCAAGGCGACACCGAACAAGATCGTAAAGATGACACCATCAGGTTAGTCACCCAGTTCGTGGAAATCCTCATACCACAGATCACCCAAGAAACTAAAGCGTTTGTGTCAGCGCTCGTTGCTGACCTTGTGAAATACCATTCCTCACCCACCATGGGGACACTCGTGAACAAGCTCCTCAGCCACGAGAACGAGCATATGCGTAACGTCGGCATGACCCTGTACGACACTATGACAACGAACAAGGACTCTAACATTTGTTTCGCCCGTGACGGCAGTAAACACCGGCAAGTAAGGTTCGGGGCAGGCACCACCGTTGTGAACCTTTCCGGGTTAGGGACACTACCGAAAACCATTAAAGAGGCACGCACCTCCGGTTCCGGGCGGCTCGCGTTGGGTATCATGTTCCTACTCACTGACTTCGTGTCCGCTATGCTGTTAGACACATCTGTGAAGCTCCCTAAAATGATTATGGTGGATGAGGCGTGGAGTATCCTCAACACCGAGCAGGGTGCGGCAATGATGGAGAAAGCTATGCGTCTGGGGCGCTCTAAAAACCTGTCCTTCGTGTTGGGTACACAGGTGTATGATGATATTACGCATCTGCCGTTGAACGACATGGTGTCTACACATTTCATGTTCCGTAACTCCACGGAAGCGGTGACGAGGGCGCTCGCCGCGTTGGGGCGTAATGCGTCAGGGGATAACAGTCGCCTATTGAACCTTGTGACCTCACTGACGAAGGGTGAGTGTTTGATGCGGGACTGGATGGAACAATTCGCCCCAGTACAGATTCATGCGTGGCGTGAAGAATGGAACGAAGCGTTCGAGACGAACCCGGAAGACGTTAAAGAAGAAGAGGAAGAGGACACCACGGAGCCAGCACCCGTATAACCACATCCTCAACATTATTACCCAGTGGCAGCTACACGAATATGTTGTGGCTGCCACCCCTTTTTTATTCCCTATTTTTTGTGTCAACACTGACACACGAAACCCCAACAAACACACAACACACAGTTCCCCCCAACCCTACGATATGTACACCACAAGAACAAACAATGCTCATGAAAAGGTAGGGGAAAACCACATGACAGTACAACCAAACGCCGTCTTCATCGGCACCACCACCAACGGTGAACACATCAAAAACCTCAACACCAAATGGAACTGGCTACCCACACAAGAAACCCTCGGAGAACTCGCCACCAACATCAACACCGGTGACATCACCAACGAAATAGAAATCATCATCACCGACACCTCCAGGGTACAAGACCCCACCGTGAACACAGAATTCGTGTCCCTCCTCTCACGGTTAGCACCCTACTGCTTCTTCACCATCCTCGGAAACGACACCCCAGATTTTCACACCAAAATCAGTAACATCAGAACATATTTGAGCAACCCAGAACTCGGTGCTGAAGACGCCAAGTTCTGGGTTATCAACCGCAGCAACATCTCCCCAGAATTCAAGGCAGCAAAACAAGAATTCATCAAAAACCCAACCCCCAAAAACCGGGAAGCCACCGCCATCATCGCCGGTGACGTTATTGAACGACACAACACCCAAACCAGTGGCGACACCACACCCATGCGACTCAAAGAATACAACCCCGAACAAACCTACCTCAGTGGCGGCACCTACGCAGGTAGAGTCATCACGTTCACCTCCACCAAAGGCGGTGTCGGCAAATCCACGACAGCACTCAGTGTCGCCACCGGACTCATCCAACAATCCCGCGCCGCCGTCAAAGCAGGACGCGAAACACGAGAACTCAAAGTCTGTGTCGTAGACCTTGACAGGGCAGACGGGCAAGTAGGATTCTACCTAAAACAATACGACCCCACCATCACCGGGTTATACCGTGAATCCATGAGCAACCAGGACGAAGACGGATATAACATCCTCACCGAAGACATGCTCAAACGACACATGAGCCACTCCGACACCCTCGGATTCGACACGCTCCTCGCACCCAAAAAAGCATCAGACGCCGAACATATTGATGAAGAATTCTACCGTGACGTCATCCAAGCCCTCCGCCGCTACTATGATGTTATTATCCTAGACACTAGTGTCCCCGTCCCCGGCGACTACAATGATGGGTTCCTCAAAACCATTGTTTACCCAGCATCCTACCGCCTCTACTATGTGGTAGAACCCGTATCCGCTGCCGTACTCTCCATGACACGTTGGGTGAACGAAATCCTAGACTCCAAAGGGACACTACTCACACGCCCAGACGCGACCCGTGTCATCATCAACAAAATGGTACCCAAAAACGGGAACAATATTGTGTCCCTAGAATTCATTGACAAATCATCCCCCGGCGCAGAAATCGTGTCCGTCCTCCCGTTCAAACTACAATCAGCATGGTCTACCGCGAACACTGGCATGTTCACAGACCTTGTGAACTCCCCAGGATTCAAAGACGGTGTTGAATGGATTCTAGACGACTTCACCCAAGACGAACGGTTCGACTACGACCTGTTTAGTGATAAAGACTTGTTGCGCATCAGAAGCAACTAACAAGGGTTTCACCCCTACCCCCAGTAAAAACCTTTTTGATGGTTTGTGTTAGGTTAGAATCCCCCTACCACCTCACACAAACCACACCATAGAAAGGGGTAGGGTAGGGGTGAACACACAAAAAAAAGAAAACCCCACAAACATGATGAAAAACGTGTTTGTGGGGTTATTCCCATCTTATAGAGGTGTTGTAGGGGTATCATCCCACCCATTATAGATTATTGGTAACCCCACTGGATTATACGGGTCAACACACACCATAAACCCGCCCGGTACTATCACCCGCTGTTTGACCCGCAACCGTCTACCCCGGACAGCACGCCTAGTATACACCACCATCACACCACACCCCACCACCACCGGTGAACCCACCCCAAGGTTCTCTTGTTTCAGCGCATACTCTTCCCTCACACGCCGACAAGCCACCCTATACGCCCGCGACATTAACAACCAGCACACATGAACCCCATACTCACACCACACCCGCACACCCATCCCACGAACAACCTTCACAGCCGCTACCATGAACACCGCACACCAGCCCAGTATAGAAGCAACACAGAGCACCCCCACCAACCACACCAACACACCAGGGACAGGAACCCCAACAGCCCCCAGGAAACCAAGGGAAGACACCACAAATACAGGTGACACCAAAAACACTATCACCCACACCCGCACACTGTTACTATTATGACCCACCAACAGACTCACACCCCCTTTTCTGTTTGTTTCACACACAAGACCATTATACACATATAGTAGCCAAATACTCAACCACCATCACACATAAAAAATAGTGTGCCACCCCAAACAGGAAGTGACACACTACCCAAAACAAAAACAAACTAACCCATAACAAAAACTACACCAACAACCCCTACTAAACCATACCCCCACTCTCTCGTGCCTCACGCAAAACCCGGCGAAACAACAACGGATCCGACGCCGCCCGCACCGCATCACGCTCCACACAATCACCCCTCAACACAGCCCGCACCAGCTCATGCTCCAACGTAATACCCTCACCCACCATATAATCACGCAACCCACCAACATCACCAGCACGCACCAAATCCACCACCCTAGAATCCTCAAACAACAACGTCTCACGCACCGCAAAACGACTTAACCCATCCGGGGCAGTAACCAACGTCTGCGCAATAAACCCACGCGCCGTCGAAGCCAAAGACGACAACACACGAGTCTGCTCAGACCCCTCAAACAACGACTTAATACGATCCAACGTCACCGGCGCAGACAATGAGTGAATAGTCGAAATCGTCAAATGCCCAGACTCCGCAGCCCGCAACATCGCATCAACCTCCACCCTATCACGCACCTCACCAATCAAAATAACATCAGGATTTTGACGCATCGCAGAATTCAAAGCCCGCTCAAACGACTTCGTGTCACGACCAACCTCCCTCTGCATAAAAAACGACAACATTTCAGGTGTGTTCTCAAACTTATACTCAATAGGTTTCTCAATCGTCACCACAGTCTTTGCCTCCTCCCGTTGAATACGCCCCAACAACGCCGCAATACTAGACGTCTTCCCCGAACCCGTAGCACCCGTGAACAACACCAAACCATTCGGCAAATCAGTCAACCCCAACACATCATCACCAATACCAAGCTCCTTCGGTGACGGAATAACATCGTTGAGCACACGCAACGTTATCGCATGCTCATGATCCGCCCCGTACTCCTGAGAATCAGACCACACCACATTCATACGGCACCGCCGCCCAGCATACTCACCCTGCCGCACCACATACGACACATCCAACTCATTATCCCGGCTAAACGACAAAAACGCCTGATTACGCACCACAGACCTGAACAACTCCTCCAAATGAGCCTCAGAAACCACACCCCAATCATCACGCCACACCACACGACCCAACACCTTAAACGCCACCCGCGCCCCAGGTTTCAAATAAATGTCAGACGCCCCAGCCTCAATAGCCGCCCCCACAATAGGGTACAACGGGAACAACGCATACTCATCCGTGTTATGCCGATCCTGCTCATACTCTTCTTCATCCTCTTCCACCATGAAACCAATAGTAGTAGGCACCACATTATCTCTACTACCCTCATCCTCAGGAGGAACACTACCACCATGAGCAGAACCATCAGTTGAAGACTCCACAGGTTCAGGCGGTCGCGGAATATTAAACAACTCCTCATCCGAATACACCACACCCCCATCATCATTGTCTTCTAAGTCACCCAACGACACCACCTCAACACTACTATCAACAGCTCCACCACCCACATCAGTGTGAGAAGTATTCACCACATCATCATCCAACAACACCATCGAATCAGAAACCACAAGCTCCTCATCATCACCCAAAGAAACCCCACCAATACTACCATTGTTAGTATTATGAGAAACCACTCAAACCCCCTACAAAAAGACTCAAACAAACAAAAAAAATAGCTAACCCACCATATCCAACCCCACCAGAAACCCCTAATAACGAGACAAAAAGAAGGGGTGACACCCACCCCAAGCAAAAAGGGAACAGGTATCACCCCAACACCAACACTCAACCAACAACACCCACCAAAAACCTACACCTCCCACACATTCACACCAACCGGCAACACCTGCCCCTCACCATCCACCAACGGAACCACCCGAATCCTATCAGCACCCTCACCCCGATGCTCCTCCACAAACTCCATAATACGCTTCGCCACAGACCCATGACGAACCACCCACACCACCTCACCAAACAAAACATCATCCACCATATACGACCGCAACGTCTGCTCCAAAGCCTCCGGAGCCTTCACCGACAACTCAACCTCCACCGCAACACTATTCGGTGACCCATCCGCATCACGAGGACGAGACAACACAAGATCAGGCACATGATACGCCCGACCCACCCCCTCTGGTGGAAACAACGCCCACATAAACTCATTCCCACGATACTGCTCAGGAGACACCGGATTCACAGAAGCACCCCCAGCCTCCTCCCACCTGGCAAACGCAACATCAATACTCTCACGAATCACCGGCACAAACTCCTCACGACGCATCCCCCGACGCATCACCCCCAAAGAAGAATTAATCACCCTATCAGGAACCATATAATCACCAGGCACCACCAACCCAGTACCCGCACGCCGATTCATCCGAGGATACTCCTCATCCATCAACACATTCACACTAGCACCCCACAACGCAGACGCCACATGGTGAAGCACCGTATTATGGGCAATCATCATCACATTAATGTCACGCTCAAACAACTCCCGCACATCAAAACCAGACACCTCAATCCCCGCCTGAGTCAACATCCACACCAACTGCCCAGGTACACGGGCACGCTTCACCAACCCAAAAGACTCCATCCGTACCAACCTAGAATACGCAGCCTGATACTTCTCCCCAAACAACTGACCCAAATGACGGGTACGCACCCAACCAAACATCGCCAAAAACGAGAGAGTATCAACCCACTTATAATTCACACGAGAAGGGCCACCACGCACATACCTCTCCTCCCCCAACACAGCATCCTCCAACCTAGAAAGCCTAGCCTCATACTCCGGTACAGACTCAGGAACCCACGCAGGCTCCACCAACCGTGAACCACTCTTAGCCGCCACCATAAACGTATTCTCCTCAAAAGCCCTATAATTACTCATCTCAACCCCACTCAACCGGGAGAGCCGACCATCATAATCAAACCTGAACCCAGACCCATTAGTGTTCTCCACCACCGGCACCCCAGAACCCAACACACCCTCTTCTTCCATAGGTTTACCGTACCCCCACTGAACCACACCATAATCAGCGGCACCACCATGAGACCACACCATCCCAGGTGTCACACCCCACGAAAACCCACCATGAAAAGACGTGTTTGGGGTAAACGCATGAGACACCATCGGCACCAAAGACCTATCCGAAAGCACACCAAACCCGTGTTCACCCACAAGATCAGACTCCACACGTGACTGTACCCGGTTAGCACGACGTTTATCAAACTCTACACGAGACTCAGCCGCTTTCTTATCTACACGAGACACACGCCCACTAGTCACAGCACTAGTACTCTTCTTACCCTTCCCCCTAGTATTTTTGTGTTTACCCAAAGGTTCCTCCCCACTTCTAGTATTCATGTTCAAACCCCCAATATACAGCAACCCACCAACACCAAAACCACCATCCACCACACCATTATCACCTGTTTTCTCCAAGTAACTATTCACCATCCCAGAAGTCATCACCCTAAACCCGTCCTCAGGCGGCACCAACACCACTGGTTCATGAACACCAGCCACTTTAGAGGAACCCCCAGAAACCACACCACCGCCTTCATTGTCACCACCCACACCATGCTGAGCATCACACCCGGCACTAGTAGCATCCACTAAAGGAACATAATCCCCCACCACCGGGGAACCCACCGGCACCGCAACCGGGACACGCCGGGCACCATCCACCACACCATTAGAAGCAAGAGAAGACACTACCTTTGTCCTCGCCTGCGCCGCCCCCATATTCTCAACCAGCACACGCAACAGGTTAGAACGAAACACCCGTGCCACCCAAAACCTCACATCATCACCCAAACCCAACACACGTGGGGTTACACCCACCATAGTAGACGGGAACACTAAAGCATCAATGTTAGAATCCACATTAGATGAAAGATACGACACTGATACATCATCCGACACCACCGGCAACCCCATACCCAACGGACGGGTAGACCCCAGCAAAGATGGTTTAGCCGACATTGATACCACCGACTCTGATACCAATGAACCCAAAAACCTTGTATAATAATCATCCCCAGAGACACCAGCGCCACCAGTCACCCCAACAATAGAACCACTAGAATCCTTCGGGAACCTATCAGCATCCACAGAACCCAACACAGATGCGGGGACACCAGAGACCGGTACCACACCCCACGACGGAACATACACCTGGGATAAGGACGGGGCACGGGACGCCACCACATCCACCACACCCCGATGAGAAGAACGAGAACGCCGAAGAGAAGCCTTCCTTCTACGTCCATGATCATGTGTAAGCACATACTGGGCGGCACGCAACCGTTGAGACACCGACCTCAGCTCACCAAACCCAGCACCCACCAATAACTGCTCCGCAGGCAAAAAATCCTGAACACCCACCAACGCAGAAACCCCATCCCCAGTAGGCAACATCACACCTGTAGCGTCAGCATTCTCAGGGAGCACCGGCACCCTCACTGGCTGATCGTGAACCACGCTCCCTACCAGAACATGGTTAGTATCATCAACCTCAGACACAAACGTCCCAGGATACACCCCACCAGTATTACCCACAAACACTGACACATCAAAACCCTGCTCAGACATACACACAAACACCTACTTTAGAGACTATAGAAAACAAGAAAAGACACGGTACACACATGATAGCCAACACCTGTAAACACGCCCCCTAGAATATACGCGCGCCAACACTCACAACGTACACCATAGGGAAGAAACACCCCCCAACAATCCATCATAGGAAGCACTACTCACAACCCCACATATGACACACTCTACCCTTAGAAACGTAGCCACCACACACTAGAAACCTCAACACACAGCCAACACAACCAGTCGCCCTCAGCAATACAGGCAACACAAACCCCACGGAACCAGTAAACACCCAGAAAACACGCTCAAAAAACTACACCCCACACCAAACAGAAAAACTAAACACAACCCACCACAAAAACAATAAAGCATTAGAAGCCTCACAGAAGCCCCCAAAACATATAAACCACCAACCATGCCCAAGAACCCACAAAAACCCCTCAGAAAGCCACACAGCCCGCATAACCACAAAAACAAGCCCCCACCAACAAAAAACCAAAAACCCAAACACCACCCAAATGAACCAAACCAAACACCCACCCCAAAAACACCCCCACACACCCCCAAAAGGTCAAAAAAACAACAATTTTTGTAACAAACACCACCACACATGATAAACACAAACAAACCATCACGTGAACACACCAGAAAAACCAAGAATAAACTCAAACAAAGAGAACCAAGAGGACACAGAACGAAGACAGGGAAACCCAAGACACTCAAGAAGCCACAGAGTACACATCAACAGGCACACTAGTACCCAAGAGAAGCACAGGTAAACCAAGAACCTAAGAACACATACACCAGAGAAGCATAAGGGAGCAGACAGGAAACACACTACACACCAGCGCATACAAAGAACACCCAAAGAAGAAACAGAATACACAAAGGAACCACTACACCACATGGGACCATACAATAAAGAGAATAGACAAAGAGAACCTAGTACACATCAGAGTAAACACCAGAAACCACGAAGACAGAGAGCTAGTGAAGAAACTAGGAAGACACTCATAACCTAGTAACTAGAAACACCAAGCATAAGGGAAGAACATCAGACACCCAAGAACACGCACTAATAAACACCATAGACACACAACCATACACATAACACACATACAGACACAACCACATAACAAACCACACTCATAGACACCAACAGATAACAACCAGAGAGACAACATTAGATAACATGAGACAACCAGTAATAACAATAGATAATAGTAGATAACAGACAACACCAAACACAACAGATAACAGCAGATAACACAAGGGGAGCCAGGCAACAAGGAAGGTAACACAGGGGGAACTGGATAATAAGGGGGGGTAGCATGAGGGTGACTGGTGGGTAGTGGATGATGTGGGGTGTGATGTTGGTTACTGGGTTTTGGGTTGGTTTTGTGGGGTTTTGTTTTTTGGGGTGTACCTTTTGGGTTTTGTGTGGTGTGTGTCACTTGTTTTTGTGTTTGTTGGTTTGGCGGGGTTTTTGTGGGTGTTGTGGTTGTTTTGTCCTAGGGGTGGAATGTAGTTTGGTTTTGTGGATTGGTATTCTTTTTTGTGTGGTGGGCACTGGGTGTTTTCTGGTGCCTACAGTGTTTGCTGGTGTGGGTTTATTTGTGTTTGGGTGGGTTGTTGTAGAGGTTGATGAGGTGTTTGGTGTGGCGTTGGATACATTCTAGATTTATTTGTTTGTGTTTTGTGGTGGTGTTGGGGTTGTTTTGGTGGTCTTTGTGAGTTGGATGATGGCTTGTGTGTAGTGTTGGTGTAGTGTTGGTGTTCTTGGGGTGTGAGTTTGTTGGGGTTCATGATGTGTCCTTTCTGTGTTCCTTTGTACTTCTAGTTTATCATATGTGTACCTGGTGTTGTCAACTTGTGGGTGTGTTGTGTCATTATATTTTGTTTACTGTGGCGAGCGCTGTGTTTTCTATAGTCTATGGTCCTTGTGTGGGCTGTGGTGTTTGTTGGTGTGTATTCCTTGTGTTTGTGCTGTTTTCTTGGTGTGTGATGTGTGTCACGGTGTTTTGCTTTGTGTTTGCGGGGTTCGTGTTTTTGGATAGTACCAATTCGTTTTTTGTGGCGTATGTCACTATTTTTTATGTTTGCTGATTTGGCGGGGATGTAGGGGGTATTATGGTTAGTTTGCTCTAGGGGTGGAATGGAAGGGGGTGCTACCAATTGGTATTCTTTTTGTGGTGTGTTGGTGTTGGGGTGGTTTACGGTATCTTGTGTTGCCTTCTGTGTCCTGGTTTTATGTGTGGGGATTGGTAGGCGAATGGGTTTCTTGGTGTGGTTATGTAGGCTGGGTTTTCTGGGGTGTGTTGTTTCTAGTGTTGTAGTTCTGGGTGTGGTATGATGAGGGAAAGTTCTTGGAATCTTGTTTTTGTGAAAGGACATTTTGATGAATATTTCTGGACCTTCTGTCAAGTTGTTGGCTATTCTCTTATGGGACATCCATAGAGTGGGTACACCAGGCTGCTAGTATTTTGGCTGATAATGCTGTTGGGTCTCTTAGTGAGCTGGAGAGCAATGCTTATCAGGCTCTTGGTGTTAGTTCAACGAGGTTACATGAGGTGGCTAAGGTTATTCCGTTTGGTGATGAGTCTACGTTGCTTGATGAGATGAGTGAGCAGTCGAAGTTTTTACAGGGGGGTAAGTCGGAGTTTTTGGGGCATAAGTAAGTGGTGTTCTGGTTTTTCTGTTGGGGTTGGGTGGACGCTTATGTGTCTGTCCAGCCTCTTTTGTTTGTTGGTCTGCGAGCGCGGTTATTTTTCTGGTGGCGTGTTGGTTCTTGTGTGGTGTGATGGTGTCTTAGGTAGGGGATACTATGGTGTGTTTGTGATGTAGCGCTCTAGGAGAAGTTTATGTGATCTGTTGCTGGGGGGACTAAGTTATGTCGGAGCGTAAGTATTTTCTAGTCGTGGAGGAGCCTGAATCGAAGCCTGGGGGGTGTTATCCTGGTGATTCCCCAGAGCCGGTGGATCAGACGTTGGAGGAGATTCTAGTGACTCTTGAGAAGACTCGGGATTTTGTGGCTTCTTTGGTGAGTGATGCCCCTCTCGAAGTGACGTCACGCTCTTGGAGGGATAAGCTGGAAGATCCGAGTACGTGTTCTGTTGTGGTTGGTTGGCGTTGGTTCACTGATGAACCCGAGGGTTTAATCTGATGGGTGGGGATGATGTGTGTCGGGTGTTTGATACTGCTTCTGTTCGCGGGCATAAGCCTGACTGTTCGGATTTGTTGGATGATGCTCGGTGGATGTGGGTTCATAAGTATCCGTTGCGGGTGGATGAGGAGAATGTGTTGGCGTATGCGCGTTTTCTGTATGGGTCTTTGCCGTTTGATGTTGGCACGGTGAGGCTTGTGTCTGCTACGGAGCCTATGGCGGAGTGGGAGCGTGAGCTGTTGGATCAGCATTTGGGTAAGCATGAGGCGACGCAGAAGATCAACGACTAA